ACGACTTTTCAGACAAAATTAATATCGGATGAATGTACGACTACAATATGATCTAGAGTTCTTGGCAGGCATCTACTACGAAGACCAGTTGCAACTTAACAGTTATTCAGTTAGTGTGAGTTTGCTAACTCAAACTGAAGATGCTGCCAGCAGTAACATTGCATTAGAAAGACTCAAATGCTTTGTGTATCACGACTTGGCCAATACTGTGTTCTTTGGTCCGTCAGATCATGACAAAGCAGAAATGTTTCAAATGCTAGGTACCAATGTCACCACCCTGCCTGAAGCACCAGTTGACCAGATTGTTGGCATGATGTTATACTGCAAACTCAATGCTATCATGGAAGGCCGAATGACTGTGACCAGTTTGGATATCTCTAGTGTGCTGGGTGATTCTGTTTGGTACTCGCATGACGACGAAGACAATCTTGGTGTGTTTGCACACTGGCCAGTGGCAGAAGATGCTTGGTGGCACAATCCTTCTGTTCAACACCATACCTTGGAAACAGAATCAACGCCCGACAATGTGGTCAAAGTCACACCAAATGTTTGGCACGAATATGGCCTCATGTGGCCAGAAGATCGCATTGAACCCACTGGTAATACTGTAATCTATCCCAACTTTCGCAAGCATGAAGCAAAATAATCACGGTGAACTGATATTCAACGAAGCAGACCTAGTTGACCTAGTCATGCGTGGGTTTGACCCGTCGGGCTTTGACGGCATGATAGTGGACTCGTCAGTGGACCTGGAAACAGCCGCACTCATGTTGGACAATGTGCCCAAGTTAATTGCCTACAATGACTTGATGGACATCATGCCCACAGAGGAATATGACCGAGAGTGCCAAAGCCGGTGGTACATGAGTGATCAATATCAGCAAATGGACATAGCAGAACATGTGCTGAGTCTATGCACTACAGATGCTGAACTACAACGATGTGGTGAAGAACTGTTGTTGTTTCAAGAACGCGACTTGTTTAATCTCTTGCGTTATCTCAAATACCTTGTGGATGTAATGACACAAAACAATTTGATTTGGGGCGTGGGCCGGGGATCTAGTACAGCCAGTTTTGTGCTGTACAAATTGGGTGTGCATCAAATCAACAGTTTATACTATGAATTAGATCCTGCGGAGTTTTTGCGTTAAATATTGTTTTAGGAGATAATCATGACAAAAAGTTTATATAAAACAGCTCAAGGAAAATCAATTGACATGGGCGCATTGCGTCTGCAAAACGAAAAAGTTCGTGCAGTGGGCAATATGAAAGTCAACGCAAGAGGCGATGTAGTTGACGATCGCGGCGGTGTGGTTAACAGCAAGACAGCACAAGTCAATCGACAGTACAACCGGACACACAAGAAATCACCATGAAACTAGCATATTCCGCACATCAATTAAACAAGAATCAAATCCATCCACTGAATGATTCAGTGATTGTGACTGACATGACCTTTGACGAACGTTTTACCACAGGTGGTATTGTGTTGCTGAACGACAACGGCAAAAGCACCGGTATCCGTCCACGCTGGGGACAAGTGTATGCTGTGGGTCCAGAACAACATGAAGTCACTGTGGGACAATGGGTGTGTGTGGCACATGGTCGTTGGACCAGGGGCATTGAAGTAGAAGATGAAACTGGCAAGCAAACCCTACGCAGAGTAGATCCAAAAGACATCATGCTGGTGAGTGACGAACAGCCGCAAGATGAAACATTTTCGGGTGCCATTCACGTGGAAGCCAAACCTAGTCATATGCAACACAACTGACATGATAATCAACTGGGACGTGGACAAGGTCATTGCTGACTGTCAAAAAATGTACTATGGTGCAAACGACAATTATGAAACTGGTTGGAACAATTGGCCTTGTAAACAAGACTTGTATCGTGTGAAATTTGCTGTGGAAGAAATGCTCAAAGACACTGCTACCTTTACTGGTGAACAAGAGTGGCTGGAACAATTGGAAAAAGAAAAAATGTGGAAGGCTCTGAAGAAATGAGCAAAGGATCAAGACCACGACAATCAACTGTCAGTCAAGAAGAACTAGCGGCCAGACATACTGAGATTTTTGGCAAAAAAGAACCCAAGCCGCGTTGGGTTCCGCCACCTTTACCTGATGAACTACAAACACAAAGTTCATTTGAGCGGCAATTGGGTACCAACAAACTACCGCCAGGACGCACATGATGTTTACCGATCCGGATGCAAACTATCAGTGTTTCTGCTATAATTGCAACAAGGACAGAGAAACAGAATCAGGTTGGTCCTGGGTGCTAACCAGAATGATTGTTTGTCCCACGTGTGGCAACAAACGGTGCCCGCACTCCACAGATCACCACTTACAATGCACCGGATCAAATGAACCCGGACAACCAGGAAGCAGATACTAATGAAAGAACTATGGGTAGAAAAATATCGTCCTAGCACAGTCGATGGCTATGTGTTTGTGGATGATGCACAACGTGAGCAAGTACAACAATGGATACGAGACAAAAGCATTCCACATTTGATGCTGTCGGGGTCGCCGGGCACAGGTAAAACCACACTGGCCAAACTGCTGATCAATGAACTGGGCGTGGATCAATTTGATGTGATGTACGCAAACGGATCCAAGGAAGCTCGCAAGGTTGAGTGGGTAGACAAGCTGATCTCTTTTTGTCAGACCATGCCATTTGGAACTTTCAAAGTTGTGCTGATTGACGAAGCTGACTACATGAACGTGAACTCAGTTCAGCCTGCACTACGTAACCTCATGGAAGACTACTCACAAACTGTGAGATTTATATTAACTTGCAACAGTCCCAGCAAGATCATGAAACCCATCCACAGTCGATGCCAGAGTTTTCATATCATCAAAACTGATCACACAGAGTTCACTGCTCGAGTGGCCACGGTGTTGGTCACCGAAGGTGTGGAGTTTGATTTGGACACCTTGGACACGTATATCAAAGCAACATACCCTGATCTGCGCAAGTGTTTGAATTTGGTACAGCCCAACAGTCAAAGTGGCACGTTGTTGCCACCAGGTCGAGCAGATGTTGGCACACAAGACTGGAGACTGAAATCAGTTGAACTGTTTAAAGCAGGACAGGTGCGCCAGGCTCGCACACTGATTGCACAAAGCACCAGCCCGGACGATGCAGACGAAGTGTTTACTTGGATGTACAACAACTTGGATCTGTGGGGCGACACACCTGAACGTCAGGATCAAGCCATTGTGATCATACGCAACGGCATGGTGAATATTCCATTGAGTGCAGATCAGGAAATCAACTTGAGTGCCACTTTAATTGAACTGAGTAATATTGAATGAGATACCTAATCCTGACCTACTATAAGAAGCCTACTGGCCAAATTGATGAAGTTATGGCTGTGGCCAAAAATCTCAAAACAAGAGATCATGCCACTGCCAATGTTATTCTTGATTTTAAAAAGCTAGAGGTAGTGAAGTGCAGTATGGGCGGAGTGCAAGTTCCTAGAGACTTTAACAAAATTGTAGAATACTACATGAAACACTATGAATCAACCATAACACGGTTGTTCAACGAGAATGGATATGAAATTGTTGAGCCATAAGAAAAAGTTTTTCTTATTCAAAGAGTCAAAACATTTTTGTGCAGTACCATGGAACCATTTTCAAATTTTTTCTGATGGTGCTGTTCGCACTTGCAGCAAAGGAATTCCGTTTGGCAATATAAATGATCAACCGCTGGATCAAATCTTACAGTCAGCAGATATACAGGCAATCAAACAAGATTTATTACAAGATACTTTCAATCAAAACTGCACAGCTTGTCATCGCCTGACCACTGGTACTGAGCACTTTGATTTACGCAATCATTATAATCCCATGTTTAAAAACTTTGATATCAACTATGAAGATATCACTGCATTTGAACTTAATGGCGTTGATTTACATTGGGACAATACCTGCAATTTTAAATGTGTGTATTGCAATCCGGCTCAAAGCAGTTTGATTGCACAAGAACAAGGCATAACAACCAATCGAAGTGACAACAAGAATATTGATGACATTATTGCTAGGATTGAACAAAATCAGTATGTCATGAAAGAGATATATCTTTCTGGTGGCGAACCGTTGTTGATCAAACACAATGTTAAATTACTCAAAAAACTTGTCAATACAGAACTTCCAATAAGAATCAATTCAAACATCAGTCAAGCCACTGACTCTAATTCAGTGTTTGTCGAACTCAAACGATTTAAAAATGTTCTTTGGACTGTGAGTGCAGACTGTATAGAAGATAAATTCAATTATGTAAGACAAGGCGGCAACTGGAATCAGTTTCTTAACAATCTCAAAACTATCAAAACACTTGGTCATGACATACGATTAAATCTAGTATGGTTTGTGGGCAGTGTATCTGACTTGACTGATACTATCAAATATTTTGTGCAAGAGCACGGAATTACAGACATCACAATCAATCAACTGTACAAACATCAATATCTACGTGCCAGGCATGCACCCACTGCAATCAAGCAACTTGCTTGCACACAGATAAATCAATTGTTGACATCTGGACTGATTGAAAACAAATCAAACTCCTGGTTCAATATTGCAAGATGTACACAAGAATTAGAAACAGTAGAGTCTGATCCTTCGGGATATGTCAAATATTTTGATCATTTGGACCAGCTGCGGGGCACCAATTGGCGCCGGGTGTTTCCGGAGCTGGTAGTATGAAAACTTGTTTGATCATGGGCGGCGGATCAAAATTTGGCGCCAAATTGACTGAACAACTTGTGGCACACGACTATCATGTGTATCTTGTGACCAGCAATGCTAACGCTTGGGTCCACACCCCCAACGTGACTGTGATACCAGTTGAATGGAAAAAAATGCAATTGGCAAACATTCGACAATGCATTCCAAATTTACAGCATATTGACTTGGTATTTTTCAATCACAATGCATCAGCGTTGAGCGAATCAAAATTTAAAAAATCTACTGTGCAAAATCCTAGAGATTGGCAACAGAGTTATTTTGTATCTTGTCAATTTCCATTTTATCTTGTGCATGCGTTGGGCAATCGGATTGATCATAGTACCAAAATTGGTTGGATGTTGAGTGAGTTAATTGTGCAACCAAAACTCAATCATGTTGGTTACGCAGATTACATTGGCAACAAGTTTACCAATGCTTGTATCATGAAGTCGTTTGCAATGAACTTTCCTGCTTGTTTTTTTGGTGTGCATCCTGACGGTGGGTTATCAAATCAACTTGACAACAAAGCCCGAGATATAGTACACTTGATTAACACAAAATCAACCACAGAACTAAACGGAAATATTTTTTCCACACAAGGCGAAATACTCAGACTCTATGAAAAAATACAACCCTAAACAATTGATCCTAGTTGACGCAGATGGCGTGCTCCTTAACTGGGAGTATGCATTTGCCATCTGGATGGAACAGCACGGGCACGAACAACAGGCCGGCGGCGAATTTGTGTACGATATTGGTGACCGCTATGGCATCTCAAAAGACCAAGGCCGCAAGCTGATCAAACTGTTTAACGAGTCAGCTGCCATTGGGTTCTTGCCACCCTTGAGAGATGCCATGTACTATGTGAAACGCCTGCATGAAGAACATGGCTATCGATTTCACTGCATCACAAGTCTAAGCTCAGATGTAAATGCACAGCGACTGAGAGAAATGAATCTTGCCAAACTGTTTGGAAAAACAGCGTTTGAACAGATTGTTTGTTTGGAAACTGGTGCAGATAAGAATGAAGCACTGGAGCCCTACAGAGATTCCGGCTGTTGGTGGATAGAAGACAAACCGGAAAATGCTGAAGTTGGACACAAATTAGGGTTACGTAGCATCCTGGTGGAGCACGGGCATAATATGAATCATGTCAACGAACAAATTCCGGTCGTCAAAAATTGGCGGGAAATTTACGCGATAATCACCTCCTAATCTGCGTACAACTTCAACACTGACCCAATTATCCGGTGACGTTGAACGTCCCGTGTTTCCATCTTACACACAGCAATACCATTCACATCACGATTCTGCAAGCGATTGCACAGATCCAATAGTCCATTATTGACAGTGCTACGATCAGCTTGCTCCACATCACCTGTGATCACAATCTTGCTGTTTTGCCCTATTCTAGTCATCAGCATTTTGGCCTGTGCGGGAGTTGCATTTTGCATTTCGTCCGCGATTATATAACTGTTTTTAAAGGTTCGACCTCGCATGAATGCCAGTGGCGAGATTTCGATAGTACCTTCTTCTATCATGGCCGTAATGTCTGCTGGGCGGTAAAATTCCCGCATGACGTCAAACAAAGGTCTTGTCCATGGCTCCATTTTCTTTTCAAGAGTGCCAGGTAAGAATCCTATTTTTTCACCTTCTACCTCAACGGCAGGTCGTGTTAGTACTATGCGATCGCATACTCCTTCTTTAAGTGCTTTTACTGCGGCCAACATGGCTAGGTAAGTTTTACCTGTACCAGCTGGTCCAGCAGTGACAACAATATGTTGATCAGGATCCATGAGAGCCAACACAAGAGCTTCTTGATTTCGTGTTCGAGGGATCAATTCTACTCTGCGTTGGGCCGCTTTGGGTGCTTGTGAAAAGCTGATGGTGTTTTCTACCGCCTGATTCATACGTTTTGCTTGTGCTTTTGCTGCTCGATTTCTGCTCAAAGTTTCTATACTCCTTTTGTCCTTGATGGACATGGATATTTACGGCCAGCACAACTTCAAGATATGTGGACTGATCTGGATGGATTCAATCACTAAATACTGACCAGGCGGAATTGCATTGAAATACACATTTGAAAACAAAGTAGAATTCTACATCACCAACGTATGCAATTTGACATGTGAAAATTGCAATCGTTTTAACAATCATCGATTCACTGGTTGGCAACGCTGGAGTGACTATGCTGACACCTATCGACGCTGGGGCGAATATATTGAATTAAAAAACATTGTGATCCTGGGTGGCGAACCCACCCTAAACCCCACACTGTCAGAATGGGTTGTGGGATTAAATGATATTTTTAAATGCAACATACAGATTCTTTCAAATGGATTGCAGTTAAAATCCAATCCTGATTTGTACAATGCTCTTGCCAATATAAAAGCCGACAACGGCCTGGCCTGCGGCAATATTGAAATAAGCCTGCACAACTTGGACCATTTTGATCAAATACGAAGCAATATAAAAAGTTTTTTACAGCCAATCAATGAAGAATATGGCACAGCAATTGATGTGGTTGACAAATACAACTCAGACAATCATGCTTTCTATTCAGCACGAGATGTGAACAATGTGCTGGTCAGAATGCATTTGGCCAACAGTTTTCACGATGCAGCAGTGTACAGAAACAATCAAGGACAATTTGCACTGCATGATTCAGACCCTTTTTTTGCACATCAAGCCTGCGGGTTTGCTCAGTACAAATGCTATCATTTCATTCGTGGCCAACTGTACAAATGCGGGCCAGTGGCCCTGATGCCTGAATTTGACCAACAGCACAATCTAGCAATCAGCGACCAAGATCGACTGTTATTAAACAGCTATCAACCGCTGACAGTGAATGACTGGCCAGGTCCTGCTGTGGACTGGCTGGCACGATTAGATGACCCTATTGCACAGTGCAAATTTTGCCCTACTATTACCAAACAAAACATCACAATTTACCCCACGGTCAAAGGCCGCAATGCATCATAAAACCAAAAACCACAACACAGTGTTTTTGCCATAAATAATCACATGCAAACCAAGAACGCACACGGCATCAACGACAAAGAACTGTTCAAAAATCACGAAGATTATTGGCAGGTAGCCGACAATATTCGCAACATCTACATGAGCGACGGCAGTCTTACCACGCTGTTGGACTTTGAGCGTGTGCTGGACGAATTAGATATCTATGCATTTCGCAACTGGGCCATTGGCGAACTGGTACAAGGCCCGGATATTGGCAAGTACACAGTGGGCTGTATTTTCATGTGGCCTGAAAAGCTCATGCCCGACCCACGTGGTGGTCGACGCTTGTTGCCATTTGACTGCGAAATAAAGTACAAAAAGCAAAAGATCAAGATTCCCATCAAAATTACAGACCCATCAGACTACCGCCCGGGTACCAAAAAAGCCAAGATCATGGAACGTGATGTATGGCTGGTAGAAATAGTCATGCCCAAGGCCTTAATGAGTGAAATACGTACAGGTTCCATTGAAATGGAAGACGAGGACATTGACCTCGGAGATTTAGATGATGCCTACGAGCAGGATCTAGATCAAGAAGCCAATCAAAGTGATTCACAAGCAAATGATGCACAACAACAACTCTCACAACCCTCTGCTTGAAGGTCTACAGTATCGTGACCTCGACGGCATAATGAAGCCCACTATTCACGTGGATGAATTCAGCTCAAAAATGGGCGACGACGAAGACATCATTGTGCTGAGCTTTTTTGTGCGTGACAAAGCCGCTGCCAAGGATCTTGTGGCGTGGTTTGAAAAAGGCTATGATTTTGTGCTGGACGCTGACCGTTCACCCGGCGAAATCAAACCCAACAGATACTTGGTTTATCTGGAAATACGCAGACGCAGTTCAGCCCCACAGCATGTGCAAACACTGCTGGATGATCTTTCCACGCTCACAGAGTATGAACCCGACGACTGGATGGTACACTACAACAATGGCAAATTTTCCTGGGACGAACAGGTGTTTGCTGACACTGTGCCACTCACGCCAGACGCTTATAGAAAAAGCACAGATCAGGATCTAAATGAATGGCGAGCAGCCGCTGGCCTGCCTGAAAAACAAATTCACGCAGTCAAGCGTGATCTGCGCGAACTTCAAGCCGCTGCTGGTTTGCTGTAAACAAAATAAAGACGCCCCAATTCAGCGGGCTCTTTTTTGAACGTTTCCAATCGCAAATTGTAGCGTTCAGCAAATGCATTTACTATTTCAAATGTCCACAAAAAAGATTGTGATTCGTACAGCTGATGTGCCGCCTTTTCTGTCAGTGTTTTCATACATAAAATTACGCACCAACATTGAACGACTGTTTCGACGCCTGCCCCAACCAGCAAATCAAGTGCATGAGTGTGAGTTGAATTATCCTGTTGGCGCACTGCAACAGGCAGCTGAACAGGCTCTTGCACTGTATGGCAGCTACGGCTGGTTGAGCAGGCAAGGACGATCACGCAGTTCATATCAGTCACTGAGTTTGACACACAATCCCCACATACGTGATCCTGCTGTGACAGAATTCAATTCCACCCTGGGTTCAAGTTTTATTAACAATCAATCATTTTTTTATGGCAACGTGCGCACTTGGTTGGCCTTGCGTGGTCGTTTAAAAAATTCATACTATGACAGCTATGCATTCAATCAGCCCAACACAGTGGCACGTGAACAATTTGGTGATTTGTTGAGTCATTTTCCAAGAACTCTAATAAGATCGCGACTGAGTGTGATTCGTGCTCATGCACAAGACAGTACAAATCCTGAATATCTACTGCACAAAGACGAGCCTGTGTATGAAAATGTCAGAATAAACATACCTTTAACTCAATCGCCTGATCATTATTTGCAGTACCGCGGTGAGGATATCAATTTACAATTGGGCCGGGCCTACACCTGGGACACCAATCAGTCCCATCGAGTGCATGGTGTGGATAGCGCAGACAGAACCAATCTAGTGCTGGGATTTAGCCCTTGGTTTGATTATGACGCAGAACACGAGGCCTGGGTCAGCAATGAATACTACGGTGAATGCCACCCCATTGAAATGGTGCAAAATGGTTGGGTTGCAGATATTTTAAAGGTCAAAGTTTCATCATTAAATAATTCAAAGGACACACTATGCCACAACGTATCTTAATCATGGGCCTGCCAGGCTCGGGTAAAACCACACTGGCACGGGAATTGCAAGCACAGCTAGAAGCAGCTGGCAAGCAAGTGGGTTGGCTGAACGCAGACGAAATCCGCGAACAGTACAATGACTGGGACTTTTCAGAAGCCGGGCGTATTCGTCAAGCACGAAGAATGCGTGAACTAGCAGACAAGCTCACAGCATATGACTACATGATAGCAGACTTTGTGGCACCCTTGGTGGAAATGCGCAATGTGTTCAAAGCAGATTGGACTGTATGGGTAGACACCATCCGTGAAGGTCGATATGCTGATACCAATGCCATGTTTGTGGAACCCGAAGTGTACGACTTTCGCATAAATGAACAGAACTGTGAGAAATGGGCGGACTTCATTAAAGAGCACATTATCGACAATCGTCGACGTCCTGTGTTTGATTTCAAACGAGAAACTGTGCAAATGCTGGGTCGCTGGCAGCCCTGGCATGACGGCCATCGTGCGTTATTTGAACGCCTGCTAGAACGCACAGGGCAGGTTGTTATTCAAGTGCGTGATGTACAGGGCTGGCAGGGTTCTAATCCGTTTGAAGTGGAACGAGTGAAATCATTTATTCGACGTGACTTAGATCCTCTGTATCAAGGCCAGTATGAAATACAAGTTGTGCCCAACATTGTGCATATTGGCTGGGGTCGCGGCGTGGGCTATTCAGCCGGCGAAGAGTCATTTGACGAAGCAATCACAGATATTTCAGCCACAAAAATTCGCAAAGAATTAGGATTAAAGTGACCGACAGCAATGGTCGTAGTCTAGTAAAAACTCTGACCTGGCGCATTACTGGCAGCGCCAGCACATTTACCATTGCGTATTTAATTACTGGTAGTTTTGGAATTAGCTCGGTCATTGCATTTGTGCAAATGGGTGTGAATACTGTGCTGTATTGGTTGCATGAACGGGCCTGGGCTCGGGTATCCTGGGGGCGCAACTAAATAATGGCATGTGGATTTTACATTTTCTTCCTGATGCCTTGATCTTATGGTTTTGTAACATCCTGTTATTAGCGGGCCTTGTGCTTACTGTAGCAGGATTTTTTGCGCATCGTATTCCTCTAGTGTGGCAATATCAGTTGCCCTTTAAAGTCCTGGGCATTGCACTTTTGGTGCTAGGAGTTTACTTTCGCGGCGGATACGCAGTGGAAGCAGAATGGCGCGAGCGTGTGGCTGAAGTGGAACAAAAACTAAAGATTGCTGAAGCTGAAAGCGCACGGGAAAATGTAAAGATTGTGGAACGAGTTGTGAAGAAAACTGAATACATCACTCGTAGAGGTCAAGACATCATACAGTATATTGACAGAGAAATAGTCAAGTACGATGTAAAATTTGCACCTGGTGGACAGTGTGAAATTCCTCGAGAATTCATTACCACTATAAATCGTGCAGCGGAGGCACCAAAAAATGAAACTAAATGACGTAATACTAGAAGCAGCGTCGCCTGCTCAACAGGCAGCCATTGCTATTGCTAAAAAGAAAAAGGCCGGCATGGTCAAAGAACAACAGCTTGATGAATTTGCGCCGTTGTTGGCAGCAGGTGCAAGACTGTTCATGGCTGCTGCCCCAAAAATAGCACAGGTTCTTGGCCAAGCAGGACAAGCAGGAGCTCGCGGTGCAGGTCAGGCTGCTCGAGCTGGCACAGAAATTGCAGCCAAGAATGCTGGAAAAATTGGCATGGGTGCTGGTGCTTACGAAATTGGATCTTCTGTGGCAGACATTGCCAAAGATATTGCTGCCAAGGTGGGCACGGCCATTGACGAGAAAACATTGCTTGACCTGTCTGCTTTGGCTTTTAAATATGCCATCCCTGCTGGCATTGTGTTGGCTGTGTTGTATGGCGGCAAAAAAGCCATAGACTCCTTGTTTGACGAGCCCAAAGATCAGCAAGGTGTGGCGGAAGGCAAAGCTGATTACAACTTTGATATTGAGGATCTAAAACGTCTTGAACAAATCAGAGACTTGTCCACGTTGAAAGCACAGGCACTGGCATTGATCAGCAAGCCCAGTGCCAAGCCAATGAAACCAGAAAAAGTTGAATGGTTTAAAAATGCCCTGGAAAGAATGAACAGCCCTTTAAAAGTAATCAAACTCATGTATGATTTGTTGCTGAGTGGCGAAGGTAATGCTGTAGTTGGTTCTAGATCGTCAATGAATCCCAACAGTTATCGTCAGCGATTTAGTGAGCAAGGTGTAGCGGAAGACTACAATGGCGAGTATGACGACGAAGCAGGCATGGCCGACAACAACTTAGAAACGCTACAACGTGCTGTAGAAGGTATTGACGATCTAATTCAATCAGGTGATAACTTGCCTGAATGGTGTCAAGAAAAGATTGCTGTGGCCAAGTCAATGCTGGTTGCTGTGTGGGACTATATGTATTCAGAGGAAGCGTCAGACGAAGTGGATCCCGAAGTGGATGAAATGTTTGAAGCCATGCAAGAGTTGGTAGCAGAAATGGCTGTGAAAAATCGTGTGAGCGAAGATCTAGTGTGGGAACAGTTTGAAGCCATGCCGGACAATGTGCTGTATGAAACAGCCGCCTGGCGACGTAAAGAAGGCAAGAGCAAAAAAGGCGGATTAAACGCCAAAGGTGTGGCATCATATCGTAGAGAAAATCCTGGATCAAAATTGCAAATGGCCGTGACCACCAAGCCTTCAAAACTAAAGAAAGGCTCTAAGGCAGCAAAAAGACGCAAATCATTCTGCGCCAGAATGTCAGGCGTTAAAGGCCCAATGAAAAAACCCAACGGCAAACCCACACGCAAGGCTCTAGCATTGAGAAAATGGAACTGCTGACATGAAAAATCAACAGGATCAACAACTTGTTTCCAGTTTGATTATATTTGCAATTGTTGTGATGCTGATGTTGGCCATCACTGGGTGCAGCACTGTGGTGCCTGTTGTGGCCAAGTTTCCAGATGCACCCGGACGATCAGCCATGGTGCCGTGCCCACAACTGGAACAGATTCCAGGTGAAGCTCGACTCAGTGACGTTGGTCGAACTGTGGTACAAAACTACACCACTTACTATGCTTGTGCTGTGAAAGCAGATGCTTGGATTGAGTGGTACTCAGTACAGAAAAAAATATTTGAAGGTGCAAAATGAGCATACTATCCGTACAACAACTAAAACAAATGGTAAAGAATCCCCACATTGATCACTGGCACGAAGCCCTAGATCAACTGTTAGATGACTACGGCATTGACACACCCCTACGTGTGGCACATTTTGTTGCACAATGCGCTCATGAGTCAGGAAATTTTATTTTCATCAAAGAAAATCTCAACTACAAAGCCGCAAGCCTACAAAAAGTTTTCCCCAAGTATTTCCCCACAGCTGAATTGGCTGCACAGTATGCCAACCGGCCTGAACGTATTGCCAACAGAGTCTATGCCAATAGAATGGGCAACGGCGACGAAGCATCAGGCGATGGCTGGCGCTATTGTGGTCGTGGGCTAATACAGTTGACAGGCAAGGACAACTACACATTCTTTGCAGGCAGCCTGAGTATTTCTGAAGCCGAAGCCGCAGAATATCTAGCCACTTTTGAAGGTGCCGCACAGTCAGCTTGTTGGTACTGGGAACAGAACAATCTAAATAGATTTGCAGATGCCAATGACGCAAAAGGTCTAACACGGGCCATCAACGGTGGCTACATTGGTCTTGAGGATCGCATCAAACACACTGAACATGCACTGCATGTGTTGGGAGCCTAAATGCCATTAGCAATTGGTGGGGGCATATCCATTGGTGGGGGCATAAGTGTTGCAGTTGCACCGCCCACACCTTCGGCCACATCCATTACCACAGAGTCGGATGATCCCATCACAACAGAATTGGCAAACTCGCCGCCCAGCGACGAGATTATTACAGAATAAGGAAAGCACATGCCCATTAAAATATCACAACTAACTTCACTAGCCGCAATGACTGATGCAGCCATTGTGCCAGTGGTCAGCAGTGGAGTTACCTATCAAATTTCAGGCAGCAACTTGAAAACATATTTTTCTTCTGTGACCGGCAACATCACAGGCGGCAACTTGAACACAGGCGGCTTGGTTACAGCCACAGGCAACGTGAACACAGCATCAGGCGTGTTGGCCACTGGCAATGTGCGTGGTGGCAACGTAACGTCTGTGGCCCTGGTACAAGGCGCCACAGTGAGTGCCACAGGTAATGTACAAGCTGGCAACCTCAACACCACAGGATTGATTTCTGCTACAGGAACCATCACATCTGGCGCTAATATCATTGGTAGTTTCTTTGTGGGCAATGGATCACAGTTGACTGGAATTTCAGGTGGAGTGGCATCACTCAGCGGCAACTTGTCCGGCAACCTAGTAGGTAATGGATTTGGAGCAGATGCATTTAGTTTTGTCAGCGTTACTGGCAACGTAACAGCCGCAAACTTTATAGGTGGCGGCGCAGGCACACCCACACTGAGTTCAGCCACAAACTTGGATCTGTCAGCTGTGTCAGCAGTTAGAGTAGTTGGCGGTGGCACGTTCCGACTGCCTAGTTTAACCACAGCACAAATTGCCAACACAATTGCAGCCAATGGTGACATGATTTACAACTCATCTACTAACAAGTTTCAGGGTTACGAAAATGGTGCCTGGGCCAATTTAATTTAATATGACCACATATAACGTAGCATTAAATGAAGGTGTTGATTATGATGCTTTCTGGCAGGAAATAGAAACTGACGGATCAGGCAGCGTCTACGTGCCCCAACGCGGGGTGGCAATTGTGAATGAACGTCCCACCAGTCTACGCCAGTGTTGGTATGAGTTAACTGATGACGAAGCAGACAAACTGCGTCAAGACCCCAGAGTGTATTGTGTGGAGATACCGCCTGAGCAACGAACAGATATTGAAATCCACAACAATGCCTCACAAACTGGCTTGTATTACAAAAGTCCCGGCACCAATCCTGCCAACAATCTTGGAATCAATTGGGGGTTGTTTAGACTGAATTCAACCACAATGAACACTCCTGGTTCATCAGGTACATTGACCTACAACTATCCCTTGGACGGCACTGGAGTAGACTTTGTGGTACAAGACTCAGGACTGCAAGTTGACCATCCTGAGTTTACGGATGCAGCTGGCGTGACTAGAGTACAACAAATTGACTGGTACACAGCGTCAGGTATTGCAGGTACCATGCCTGCTAATTTCTACACCGACTATGACGGACATGGCACACACTGTTGTGGCATTGCCGCGGGCAAAACATACGGTCGTGCTAAAAATGCTAGAATTTACTGTATGACTGTGAGTGGACTCAACGTGGCACCCACCAATGGTATATCAACCACAGATGTGTTTGACTGCATCAAAGGGTGGCACAACAACAAAACTGTGGACCCCGCCACAGGATACAAACGACCCACAGTTGTAAACATGAGCTGGAGTTACATCAACACGTTCACCAGTATCAATGGTGGCATTTATCGTGGAACGCCCTGGAGTGGGTCTGCCAAACAAGCTACATTTGGTATGATTGGCAGTGCATCCAATCGCTTTGGTGTAAGAGTAGACAGTGTGGATGTGGATGTGGCCGAATTGCTGGCAGCAGGTGTGGTGTTAGTGGGCGCAGCCGGCAATTACTATCAAACTTTAGATGTGCCAGGCGGCCCTGATTACGATAACTTTTTTTATCAAACAAGCACTCCTAGGTATTACATGCGCGGCGGATCACCGGCCAGTGCTGATGGAGTGATCTGTGTGGGCAACGTCAGCACTGGATATGACAATCCTGAACACAAAAGTGGCTCTAGTGAATCTGGGCCCAGGGTGGATATTTATGCACCTGGCACAAACATTGTGAGTACCACCAGTACCAGCAATGCATTTGGTGCTACCACACCATATCCATTCAATGCCAGCTACTTGATAATGAGTATTTCAGGCACGTCAATGGCCAGTCCCAATGTCGCTGGCCTGGCTGCTCAACTGCTACAAGTTTACCCCACAGCTACCCCAGCACAGATACGAGCCAAGGTCATTGCTATGAGCACTCCCAACATGCTGTATGACACAGGATCGCAAACTGACTACAGCAATGAAGAAATTCTGCACGGTGGACCCAATAGATTTGCCTATCAGGCATTTAACACAACCAGCGGCGGCAACATAAGCGGCCCAGTGTCAGTAAGTAACACAAGCATGAGGACATGATATGCCAATAGTAATAGGACCCGGAATTGAAATAGGACCAGGAGTCACTGCTGGTGGTGGGTTTGCGCCAACAGTGAGTTTGATTTATGATTTAGATGCAGCCAATTACTCAGCTGTGCCCACCAACGGATCAGTCACAGAAGGAACAGGTACCACAGGAGAACGCACACTAACAGTGGCCAATGCAGGCGGCAGTATTAGCTGGCAAGCTGACAATGGTGGGTTGTTCAGAAAATCTAACGCCACTGGAACTGACAGTATCCGCGGCGGTCCCAACTGGAGTACTGGTCAGAGTTATTCAGTGTTTGCAACCTACAAGTTGTCGGTCACAAGTTCTGGTAGATTGTTAAACACACAAAGTGAAGCCACTAGAGACTGGATGATGGGTGCCTACAATGGTTTTGTAAATGCATTCTATCCCAACTATGCAGTTAACTTGCCCAGCTCAGGAACAAATGCTGTGTGGAACTTTATATGGGGTACTTGGAACGCCAGCACCGGCCTAGGCCAAGTGTACACAGCAACAAGTGCTCAACCAACTACCACTTCTTTTACAGCCACTAATCTAGGCAGCGGCGGCGGCCCCAATCAAATAAGATTATTCAGTCGTTCAGCAGGCACCGAAGTGCAAACTGGCGACATAGGATTTGTCAAGGCCTACAACGGAATATTAACGCTGGGAGACGTACAAGGTTTGTACGCTCAATACAAAACAAGATTTGGATATTAATATATGGCAATGATAATAGGTTCAGGTATTACTTTAGGCACAGGTCTTCAACTAACCAGCGGAGCCGCACCACCTCCGCCTCCATTGGTCATTCCCACCAGCGATACAGGTGGGGTAACAGGGTGGAATCCTCAAGCCGCAGGAATACCATACAGTGCCACAGTGATTGCCACATATCCAGTGGGTAGTACAATCACTTTTCAGGACAGCACCACAGCAACTATTACGCAGTGGGATGACTATGGTCCTACTTACATTGACATTTTTTGGGATACGCCTAAGGTTGGCACAATATTCCCAATCACACTATCAACTTAATAAGGAAACAACATGACAACAAAAATGTCAGAATCAGAAAAGAAAAAAGAAGACTGGATGAACTCAAAATGGCGGCCCATGATGGGTTGGTCATACATGCTGACCTGCATTGCAGATTTTGTGATATTTCCAGTGTTGTGGTCTATACTACAAAGCCTTTCAAAAGGTCAAGTCAACGTGCAGTGGCAACCTATCACCTTGCAAGGTGCAGGCCTGTATCACATTGCCATGGGTGCTGTGCTGGGTATTGCGGCTTATGGTCGCACACAAGAAAAACTAGGAGGAGCCAACAATGGCGGAATCAACTTACCATCAAATGTCGGTACAACATATACGCCTCCGGGATCAGTACAACAGCCAGCCGCACCCGGTGGTTTTGGTGCACCAACCACAAACACCTGGGGCTCACAACCCCTGGGAGGCGGAAGCGCATTTGGAGGCGCACCTGCAACAGGCTTTGGAGCACCAGCGGCTGGATTTACTGAAGTAACCATTGGGTTTGGTGGTAAAAAAGCTCCGCCAGCCATAACTGACTATCCAGAACGATAATAACTAAAAAGGAAAATCAAAATGAAAAATATTATATTTGTAGCAGGATTAATTCTTAGTTTGCCAGCAATTGCTGACGAAGCCAAAGAAACCAAACGAGTCTGCGTTGACGTAAAGAAAGACGGCAAGGAAGTAAAAGATCCCAAAACAGGCAAGACCAAGCAAAGCTGTAAAGAAGTCAAACAGCACAAAAAACTAGATGGCACCAAAGTGCCGGAGAAAAAGTAATGGAATGGTTATTGTTTGTTGTGGTGGCTGCTGGCATTGGCTGGTGGTGCTGGGACTACTACAATAAGTTTCGTTAATTTGACAACCAGTACCGGGCCCTGTATAATTAAACATACAGGGCCTTTTTCATGACCGATCACTATGCAACACTAGGTGTTGCTCGAACTGCCACACAAGACGAAATCAAACGAGCTTTCCGTCGGCTGGCCAGCCAGCATCATCCGGACAAGGGCGGCGATACAGCCAAGTTCCAAGAGATACAAGCAGCCTACGACACTCTAGGCGACGAAGCCAAACGAGCTGAGTACAACAATCCACGCCCACAGTTTGGGGGATTCCCCAACGGCACACACTTCAACATGAATGATATTTTTTCAAGCATGTTTGGACAGAACTTTGCGCAACAGCAAGCTCGTAGAGGTCATGTGAGAATGAGTCTCTGGATCAGTCTTGCTGACGTTGCAACTGGTGGACAGCGCACAGTGACCATTGGTACACAGCAAGGTGCCCAAGCAGTTGAAATTGAAGTACCGCGTGGCATTGACGACGGAGACAATGTGCAATACCAAGGCCTGGGCCCAGGTGGCGCAGATCTAGTGGTGCAGTATCGAGTGCAACCAGATCCAAACTGGGAACGGCAAGGACTAAACTTGATTACCAATCGCAAAATCAATGTGTTTGATTTGATATTGGGTGCGGACATTCGAGTTAGAGATTTGCTAGGCAATGAATTGTCTATGACTGTGCCGTCGGGCACTCAACCGGGCACACTGCTAAGACTCAAAGGTCGTGGTCTGCCCAATCGTCAAGGTCAGCAGGGCGATGCGTTTGTTCGCATATCAACCGAATTGCCCATACACATTGCCCCAGAAATTCGTGAAGCTATCCAAAAGCATCACAAATAAATATTTTGAGTATTGCATTACTCACAACAATGTGCTACAATACACAAGGTAACAACTTAACTCATGCCCATGTCACAACATTCTGAACTCGAAAGTATCGTAGAAGACGCCATTGAATTGGCTCGTTCCAAAAGTCACGAATACGTGACCACAGAACATTTGCTGTTGGCCCTGATACGGCACCAGCCATTTAGAAAAACTCTGGACAAATTTGGCACCGACTCTGGCATGCTGGATCAAGAAGTAGACAGCTACCTCAACAGCTTGATTTCTATTGTGAGTAAAAGCGCAGATATACAACCTCGAAAGACCACTGCACTGGAACGCATTTTCAATCGTGCCAATGTACAGGTCATGTTTACTGGACGCAGAACACTCACTGTGATTGATGTGTATCTTTCAATCATGGCAGAAACCAACAGTCATGCACACTACTTCTTGTTGAAGTATGGTGTGAAGAAACAGGAGTTTGTGGATCATTGGCAAAAGACCTACACTCACTCAGACGCCAAGCTGAGTCAAGCACAGGCCACAGAAATACTCACTGAGTACTGTACAGATCTCACAGGTGCGGCTCGCGGCAATCGTCTGGAGCCCATGATTGGGCGAGCCACAGAAGTTCAAGAAATGGTCACCACACTGGCACGCCGTTTCAAAGCCAACGTGCTGATGGTAGGTGATCCTGGTGTGGGCAAAACACACATTGTGGAAGGACTAGCACAGGAAATTGTGGCTGGTCGTGTGCCAGAGTTTCTTAAGGATCACGAAGTGTGGAGCCTGGAAATTGGGTCATTGTTGGCAGGATCAAAGTATCGCGGTGAGTTTGAAGAAAAATTCAAAGCAGTAATAGCTGCTCTTGAAACCAAGAAGAAATGTATCTTGTTCATTGACGAAGCACACACCATGCGTGGCGCAGGTTCAGGCTCTAACAGTTCACTTGACTTTGCTAACATGCTGAAACCTGCTATTACCAAAGGCAACTTGAAAGTTGTGGCGTCGACCACCTGGGAAGAATACTATGAATCATTTGAGAAAGATCGCGCACTCATGCGCAGATTCTACCGCTTGTCAATTGATGAACCAGATACTGCAACCACGGAGCAGATTCTTATTGGTCTATCTCCCCGGCTCGAAACGTTTCATAATGTGCTGATTGAAACTGAAGCAATGACTGCGGCTGTGGAACTGGCCAATCGTTACATACACGATCGTAAGAATCCTGACAAATCAATTGACTTGATTGATGCAGCCTGTGCTAGAGAGCGTGTGAAAGATCTGGGCACAGTAGTAGTTACCAAGGCCATGATTGAAGAACAGTTGACTCGTGTGACTGGTGTGCCCACAGACAAACTGCAAAACGAACGTTCAGCTAAGATTGTGGATCTTGAAGGCAACATCAAGCAGAAATTGTACGGACAAGATTCAGCAGTTGATTCAGTGCTGGAACGTGTGTACATCAACTTTGCTGGCATTGCCAATGACAAAAAGCCCATGGCGAGTTTCTTGTTCTTGGGCCCAACAGGCACAGGTAAAACAGAACTAGCACGACTGTTGAGTGACAATTTGGATATGAAACTGCTGAAATATGACATGAGTGAATTCCAAGAGCGTCATTCAGTCAGCAGCCTTATTGGTGCGCCTCCGGGTTATGTGGGATTTGAAGATGGCAATGTAGGTGGCGGCAAACTGATCTCTGACATCAGCAAGAATCCCTTCGCAGTAATATTGTTTGATGAGATTGAAAAGGCGCACCCTGATGTTACCAACATCTTGTTGCAGATGCTGGATGAAGGTGTTATTACCAGTTCGAACGGCAAGAAAGCCAACTGCAAGAATACCATCATTATCATGACTTCAAACTTAGGAGCACGGGACAGTGAAGCAAACAACATTGGCTTTGGCAGCTTTGAAAAGACTGGTGAGGACGACCGAGCTCTCAAAGAGTTTTTCAAGCCTGAACTACGCAACAGAATCGACCAAATTGTTAAATTCTCCAAGCTGGATACTTTGGCAATCAAGAAAGTTGTGGTCAAGTTTGTGGATGAACTCAAAACGAGTTTGCTTGCAAAAGGTATACGTCTCAACTTATCCGAAGGCGCAGTTGACCTGCTTGCTGACAAGGGCTATGATTCGAAGCTGGGTGCGCGACCACTCTCGAGGAAGATTGATGAACTGATTCGTGTGCCGTTGAGCAAGAAGATCCTGTTTGATCGCTTGCGTGATTGTACTATCACTGCGGATGTTGTGGCGGACAAAATTGTGTTTGATGTTCAAGCGGACGCACCTGTGGAAGTGATTGCAAGTGTAAATGTTGATGGAATTATAGTGGTGGACAATGAGAAGTGAATCGCGTAGTTCGTTGTACTACAACGCATATGAATATGCCATGACCTGGCAGCAGGACGAAATTGGGTGTATTCGCAGTCTTGATCAAAAGAAAATGCAGTCACACATTCGCGTGAGAATGGAGTACGAAGCTAGTAGAAATTCTCATTACCAACGCTATGGCGAAAAATTTATAAGCAAATTTACCACACGCTGTTGTGACAATTTAGAAGGCATGCGAGCACTGTTGGCAGCAGAAACTCCCCCAAAGAAAATGGTGTTTTTCAACAATTATCTCACAGTGTACACAAACAATCTTGGCTTGCATGGTCGATTGATGGCATGCGATTGGATTGAGTCTGTAGATCTCAAACGAGCAGAACTCAATTTGCCACCTGATACAATTTTATTAAAAAATCCACAGTATCAATACCGCACTTATTTCCGTGGGCGATCACTTGGCAAAACACAAAAGTCTCGACTGGCTGCATGGATAACCACCCAGGGCAATGACGTTGCAGCCAGCAAGAGTTTGCGAGAATTTTTAGATATTGAAATTAGGCCAACACGGGTGTATTGGTGGCGCAATGATGTTACTGAAAGCTATTACTACATCGAGCACAATAGCCTACAATATGAAACCATGCTGAGTATGGTATGCCCGGGCATGGTTAGGAAAACTCTGCCCATAGTGAAAAAACAATAAATAACACACTATGGCAAAAATACATGAAGAAATAGTTGTGATCAAACTATCAAAATTGGTCAAAGACGATGCAACAGCAGAAGCAATTGCCACTGATGACATTGTGGCAGCCCTGCAATCAGTTGCAGAAGAACTAGCCGGCAGCGGTGTTGTTGTGGAAGCTGATCGCGCATAATGACCACTGAAATCATTCTTGGCACCACAGTTTACGGAGAACCTTCGGGCAACTACGACGGGTCAAGTCAAGACTGGGCATCAGACGCTGTGCCAGCAGCCAGTTATTATCGCGGCCGTGGCGGCTTGCAAACTGTGACTTTTAGTGTTGAAAATTTTGAAGGTACCATTTATCTTGACGCCACGCTGGATACACTACCAGAATCAGCCACTTGGTTTAACACATTTATTTTTGATGATGGGTCTACTATACCAATAACTGATTACCATCCTGCAACAATAACTGGTAATTTTGTGTGGCTGCGTTGCAGAATTGAAAACTTTTCTGGTGGCACTATAAATTCTGTCACCGCCACTTACTAAGGAAATCCATGTCAGAAGTTGTTAAATTTCAGTGTACGTTAGGCACCACCTCGTCCGCTGCACCACTGAGTTTTGAAGCTTTACTAAATGGCCAAAGTGTTTTTAAGTTAGATCATGTGACTGATAACTGTCAGGTAACATTTGACATTCCAGATACAGATGACACTGAACAAAAACTACAACTGGTGATGTCAGGCAAAACTACAGAACACACACAAGTTGATGATCAGGGCAATATCACTGCTGATGCCATGTTGACCATTGATACTGTGTCAATTGACGGAGTTGATATCACTCAGTTGTTGAATGAAACAGCAGATTATGCACACGATTTCAATGGCACACAAGATCCCATAAAAGACAAGTTCTATGGAGCCATGGGCTGTAACGGCTCAATAACACTTGAATTTACCACACCATTTTATCTGTGGTTGCTGGAACACATGTAAGCACTAAATACAGTGTATGAGCACTGTAGTAATCATGCCCGGGGGATTTCATCCTTTCCATGCAGGGCACCTAGCACTTTATCAATCCGCACAACGGGCATTCCCTGATGCTGAAGTTTTTGTTGCGGCCACAAACGATACCTCAGCTAGACCATTTCCATTTGCAGTAAAAGAAAAGTTGGCCAAGCTGGCTGGAGTAGATGCTGGACATTTTGTGCAGGTCAAATCACCGTTTCGTGCTGAAGAAATTACTGCGCAATTTAACCCTGCTACAGACACATTAATTTTTGTGCGTTCTGATAAAGACGCCAACAAACCTCCACAAGCAGGCGGCATAAAGAAAGATGGCAATCCTGCATACTTGCAACCACTGATAGGTGCAAAGCGATTAGAGCCATTTGCAAAACATGCCTACATGGCCTACCTACCCACAGTGGAGTTTGGTCCAGGCATGACGTCGGCCACAGAGATTCGTGGCGCATGGCCCACACTAAACGAAAAACGCAAAACAGCTCTTGTGATGAGCTTGTATCCAGCAACACAAAAGAATCCCAAATTGGCTGCTAATGTTGTCAAACTGTTGGACACTGCCATTGGTACTGTGGCTGAGAATCAAGGCTGGGCCGCGACATTTACCAGCGAGAATCAACTGAGTGTGGGTGGCATGAAGGCAGGCTATCAAGCTAGAGAAAATCAGCCCGTTATTGACTACATGGAAGAGTCTAGGTCGTAAAAATTTTGCCTTGGCTGTATAATCCGTAAATACTACACTTTTTTACGGAGATCTAAATGGCAGAGCCACAACAAGTTCAAATTCAAGTCGACCTTGAATATCTAAAAACCACTCGTGTTCACATCTGTATGCCCTGTTATGGGGGCCAGCTGACAGAAGCAACATTCATGAGTTTTATCAAATGGGGCAATACCTGCCGACAACTAGGCATTGATTGGACTGTAGAAACCATGACTAATGAAAGTTTGATTAGTCGTGCTAGAAACACTCTGACTGCAAAGTTTTTGAATACAGAAGGTTCAACACACTTGATGTTTATTGACGCGGACATTGGCTGGGAACCCTGGCATTTGTTGGTGTTGCTAAATCGCCAAGTGGATGTGATTGGTGGATTGTATCCCATGAAATCACTGCCAGTTAAATGGTGTGTGAATGGCATTCCAGGTCAAGAAGAAGGCGTGGACAACTTGGTAGAAGTTACCAAGACTGGCACAGGATTCTTGTTGATCAAGAAAGATGTGTTTGACAAACTGAATGCACACCCTGCTGTGCGTCATTTCAACAATGACATTGGTCTAGATCCTGCGCTGGACAAGTACATGAAAACCTACTTTGACACTGCTGTGCGTGAAAACCGCTACTATTCAGAAGACTGGACATTCTGCGAAAACTGGCGTGATCTAGGCGGCAAAGTGTATATCGACAAACGTGTGTTGTTGAAACACGTGGGCACCTATGTGTTTGATGCGCAAACACAGGACAAGTTGTACCAAGACTTGCATGCTATTGCTGCTCCTAAGATTGCCAATGCACATGATGCAGCCAAGCAACCAGTTGATATAACTGAGCCTGAAATCATGGCATCCAGCACCCCTGTGGATGTTGTGCCCGTGGAAGAACCAGCTACAGCCAAGTAACGGTAAATACAGTTCGTATGAACATCAACGAACTGGATTCCTTCAAGCTGAGTGATGCTGTAAAGTTTCACAATCGTCTCAACCCTAAAATCTGGGGCAGGGACGAGCAATTGTTACCCGAAGTACGCGAAAAGCTGTTGGCCATTGCTGACAATTTTCGCGAATTTCTTGGCGTAGGTGACCTTGACGTCCGTGACATAACCATCTCAGGCAGTAATGCTGCCTACAGCTATACCCCATATTCCGACATTGATCTACACCTTGTGGTGGAGTTTCCTGCTGACGACGAAGTTTATCAGGAACTGTTCAATGCCAAAAAATACCAATATAACGATGAACACAAGTTGAGCATCGGCGGCGTGCCTGTGGAACTGTATGTGCAAAATGCAGCCGAGTCTCCTGTGAGTCAAGGTGAGTATTCTATCCCACGTGACGAATGGATTCAAGTGCCACGCAGAAAACGTGCCAGAATTGACGACACCTGTGTGCGAGCCAAGGTCGAAGATTTGGATGCTAGAATACATTCAGCAATTGAATCTGGCAACGCTGAATCCATGAGCAGACTGTGGGACAAGATCAAGGCCATGCGCCAAAGTGGCTTGGATGCTCACGGCGAGTTTGGGTGTGAAAACATTGTGTTCAAAATCCTGCGTAACAAAGGTTGCATCAAGGATTTGCGCACAGCTAGAACAGCCGCACAAGATCACGAGCTGAGTCTACAAGAACGCCGAAAAAAGAAATCCCGAGTGCGTTATGGATTTGGCAGCTATTGGTCTCCTGGATTTGGCTACGGAGGAGAATCAGGCGAAGGTGGTGACGGTGGTGGTGGCGAAAGCATGCGCGAAGGCCATCAAGGACAACCCTACAGTTCAGAAGATGGTGTTGCTGCCAGCACACAAATGTTCTTGAATGAAGATGACACTGAGAGCATGGTGCAACAGTTTATTCAAGACACTGCTGAACGCTTGGGCATTGAACGCATGCCTGAAATTGTACTACATGACAATGACGGATGGAGTGAACAAAATCGTTCATTTGGCATGTACCAACCAGAGCTGCATGTTTTGCATGTGAATCTGCGCGATCGACATGTGATGGATATTCTTCGCACTGTGGCACACGAACTGGCACACTGCCGCCAACAGGAATTAGAACAATTGGATCACACATCTGGCAACACAGGCTCTCCTGTGGAGAACGAAGCAAACGCTGTGGCTGGCATTATCATGCGAGACTTTGCTGATGCACACCCAGAACTGTTTGACCATGAAGACATTCGTGAGTCATCTGGATACATTCCCACCTGGGCCGAACGCAACGATCCTCGATTTGAAATGGCACTGAGTGTGGATGTGCATCCAGGACAAACTGGCACAGAAGCCAACAAGATGCGACTGGCCACTGATTCGCAAGGCCATCCACAACTGTTGCGAGCAGATGGCAAGGTAAAGTTAGCAGAAAGTCTAGCACAAGAATTTGAACTGTTTGAAGAACAAGACCTGTTTGAAATAAACATGGGCAGCAAAAATTTGCGCAGGGAAGCTGCCAAAACAGGTGCCATTGCTGGCATGGAATTTGAAATGATTGTGCCTGGTATGGAATCCGAAGATCCTGAAATGGAACCAGACTATGATCAGGATGAACGCTGTGTTAGCATTGATGATGCTGTGCGATTCTTTCATGATGGCGACTACAACGGCCGTAGAGATGTTGAACGCCTGCGTGAAAGAATGCAGGACGATTTCCAGGAATGGCTGGATGAAAAACTTCGCGATGACTGGGGCGGTGAAAGCCAAGATTACATTCGTGACTGGCTTCGGAATAATGTAAATGAAGATGAATGGAATCCTAACGAGTTAACTGGTGATGAACGAAACGAAGCATTTGATGAATTTGCAGCCAATGTAGACGCTGATCCTTCGAGTACTTACTACAATGAAGCCTTTGATGAATGGCGGGAAGAATTCCAAGAAAATTATGACGAAAGCGACTGGTTAGACGCCACAGACCTTGACAGAATGAGTGAGGTTGAGCAAATGTATGGAATGAATTGGCCCTACTGGACTAGCATGAACAGCGGCGAGATTGACGCAGATCAAGTGGCTGACGAATTCAGTCAGGCTGTGGGTCGTGAAGTGCGAGTGAACACAAGATATCATCAGTCCGGCGACAGACCTGGACCCAACAATCAATTCTATGTAGTAGAACCAGACGCCAGTTTGGAAGGCGACAATGACGGCGACGAAGGCTTGGAGTTTGTGAGCCCGCCCATGCCCATAGATGAACTGCTGAAAGATTTAAATGCCGTGAAGGCCTGGGCTGGACGCATGGGCGTTTATACCAACAGTTCGACTGGCCTGCACATCAACATATCAGTGCCTGACTACAGTTTAGATCGTTTGGACTATGTAAAACTGGCCTTGCTGTTGGGCGACGAGTATGTGCTCAAACAATTTGGTCGCAGTTCCAATACCTACACCAAATCAGCACTAGGCAAGGTGCGTGATCGTGTGCGGTCCAACCCCGAAGACGCACAGCGTTTGCTGGACAAGATGAAAGGTCAAATGGGTGAACTGGCTTCCAAGGCCATCCATTCAGGCAGCACAGACAAGTACACATCAATCAACACCAAGAGCGGACACATTGAATTCCGTTCGCCGGGTGGTGACTGGCTGGATGACAACTTTGACAAGATTGAAAACACTCTGTTGCGTTTCACAGTGGCCATGAGTGCAGCACTTAACCCTGAAGCCTATCGAGAAGAGTATCAAAAGAAACTATACAAACTGTTGACTCAGGATCAAAAAGGGTCAGACACAATCCGATACTTTGCTGACTATGTGGCTGGCAAGATTCCCAAGGCTGCCTTGCGTAGTTTTGTCAAGCAAGCACAACTACAACGCAAGACGGAGCGTAATAAAACAAGCGGTGAAAAGATGTGGTGGAACGTTTCCAATCCTGGCAATAGTTATGCCAGTGTAGAAGTTGTTGCCACCTCTCGAGAAGAAGCCATTGAAAAAGCCTTGGGGGATGATGGCTATCCGTCTTGGGCCAACACACGACAATCTATTGTGGCTGAACCTGTGCGTCCGTATAATTTGGATGCACAATCTACACAAGACGACGACACAGCTAGTGCCTTTACTGCACCGCCAGGTTCTCAAGGTGGTGGCCGCCCCAATGACCCCAACGGTCGCTATGCCATTGTGCTACGCTCGGATCCAGGCCTGTATGGCAGTTTTACTGGCCCAGCACCTGACTATCAGTTTAGATTTAACATGGGCAATCCAGCGGAACAGGCACAAGGCAGATATGTTCTCCAAGCCTGGGCTGCTAGAAACAATGTGGTTGCTGCTGACTACATGGTGGTGGATACTGAACAATGGGATCGGCCTGCAGATGCAGCATCGGGTGGTATCATTGACATTGAACCAGATATAGAGGTGGTCTACCCTGGAAGCACAGCAGCCTTGGCACAACAGCGAGCCACGCCAGGCACATTCTCTGGTGCATGGAAGGTGTTGGTCAATGGTGAAGAAGTTCATAGATTTTCAGGCGTGGGCAACAATCAAGGCGATGCTAACCGTGTAGCGGCTCAATGGTTGCGAAACAATGGTCGGGGAGTGTCAGGCGAAGGCTTTGAAGTTGTGCCAATCATGACAGAAGGTGTAGCCGAAGGCAAGGATCGCTACGGAAACTTTGATCCTCCTGGTCCTGAAAGCCGACCCACAATGCCAGCGGGCACTGTGCGAGTGGATGTGTCAGACATGTATGACTGGTACAAGTTGGGCAAGAACATTGCTAACTTAGACAGAGATAACACTGACGATTTTGGCAAAGGACCACCCAGTACTATTGTGAGTTTTGGCGACGAAGATCTTGAACATGAATACATCAAGCAGTTGGAAAAACTAGGGTTAACCACCACTGACATTGATCCTGTAGATCCCAATCAACCTGCTGGCATCAAGCGTCAAAAAACTGATCCCACATACAACGTAGGTGAAAACTTTGCTGACGGTCGGAATCCCCAAGACAAAGGCGATTCAAAGCGACACGGCGTGCCCACCAAAGCATCAGTAAGCACCCTGCGTAAAGTGGCCAAACAAGGCGGTCGCAAAGGACAATTGGCACACTGGATGGCCAACATGAAGGCTGGACGGGCTCGAGCCAAACGCAATAAATAACCCATCATGAGATATAAAGAAATTCTTGAAGCCTGCTGGACTGGTTATCGCCAAGCAGGCATGAAAAACAAAGGTGGTCGTCAGGTGCCCAATTGTGTGCCTGTGAGCGAAACCGAGTTGGAAGAAAATCTCCGTGATTGGTTCAAAGACAAGTGGGTACGCTTTGGGCCCGACGGCAAGATCCGTGGTGATTGTGCTAGAGGCAGTTCAAAAGAAGGCAAGCCCAAGTGTTTGCCGCAAGCCAAAGCACATGCCCTGGGCAAAAAAGGTCGTGCGTCAGCAGCCGCAAGAAAACGCAGACAAGATCCCAACCCCAACCGCACAGGAAAGGCCATCAACGTGGCCACTAAAAAGAAATGATTATAGACGACTTATTTGAAGCCTCACAGTCATGCCCACACTGTGGTGGTCCCATGTTCAGTGAAATGCTGATGATGGAAAAGAAAGACGCCTGCTACTACAAAGTAAAAGCGTCAGCAAAAGTATGGCCATCAGCCTATGCATCTGGACGCTTGGTTCAGTGTCGCAAAAAAGGCGCTGGCAATTATGGCAACAAGTCTGAAGGTGTGATGGAAATGGACAAATCACAAACACCTCCAGGGCGTGATGGTAGTAACGATGAAGGCGGCAAAAAAGAATACACTGCTAAAGCAACCACTGCTAAAAAAGTAGCCAAGGATGCTGAAAAGATTCTAAACAAAGAGTTAAACAAGAAGCAAGGTGTGGCGGAAGCAACTGGCGATCAAAAGTTTGACTCAATGATGGGTCAGATCACAGGTGGTGCTACTGCTAGGCAAAGTGTAGATAGTTTGAATAAGTCTCTCACTGCAAGAACAGGCAGCGACCCAGAAACAGCATTGGCCAAATGGGGCCAGGAATTTATAAATTGGCTTGAAAAAATTTGCCGCAACTTTGAAAGGCAAGGTGTAGATAGGTTTAATAAATTAGAAAAAGTAGGTAATCTTGACGACGGTGGCGAAACTATGGCGCACTGGTTGATTGAGGTCGCCAAACAATCCAATACCTCAGGCATTACACAGGCTGACATACAGGAATTTTCTAGCGAGTTTAATACCCACGGAATGTGGGCTTGGCATCAGTTTCCTATAGCTTGGGGTCTAAAAGAATGGCAAGACTATAAAGATCAATGGACTGGCCCTGATGGTTACATAGCCAATCTAGGACAAGGCATGGCGGAAGGCTCGGAGTCAGATGCTTACGGTAACACTGGTGAAAAGCATGAATGTGGTTCTTGCGATGGCACTGGAATAGATACACACGATGATGAGTGCCCAGAATGCGGTGGCAAAGGCTGGGTGAGAAATAAGGAAGCATTGAAGAAGAAAGGCATGGCGGAAGAGTATGAACTAGCAGGTGTTGGCGTAGCATACGAACTGGGTCGTCGAGCATACAAACAAGGTATGACCATCAGAGACAATCCATATAGTGCCACAAGAGAAGCCCGTAAAAATGACGAATGGGCCAAAGGATTAGAACGCGGCAAACACGATGCAAATGATGCCAGACATTTCCGCAGTAGTGTAAGAGAACAAGGTGTAGCGGAAGGTGATCTTGACGAAGGCTGGAAAGAAAAATTAGGTGGCGCGGCATTGGCAGGTGCAATGGCACTGGGCGCAGGTGGTGCCAATGCTAGAGTTACTCCTGATGGCCAAGGCGGTTTCACTGGCGGATTCAAGCCAAGTGCAACAATGACATCACCTGCTGATAATAAACCGGCTGCAGAAGCACCAAAAGGCTTTAGCAAAGAATATTTACAAAGTGTAATAGACGGCAAGCACCCAAGACCAATGGTTAGTGTTGAAAAAGCAAAAGAACTATTAAAGAACATGCAAGAAGGTGACTTGAATGAAAAGTCAACCAGCCAAGCACAATTCCGCACCATGGCAGCAGCCGCACACAATCCTGAATTTGCAAAAAAAGTTGGCATCAGCCAAGACGTTGCTCAAGAGTTCCACGGTGCTGATCGCAAGCAGGACTATGCAGACTTGCCTAAAAAGGCTGACGAAAGCAAATCAACTCCCAAAGAAAAAGAAGCCGACTACGGTGATGATTATCAAGACATGATTGCTAGAGTAAAGAAACTGGCTGGCTTGGGCCCACTTAAAACTGTGTATGATCCCCAAAAGCGTGTGTATCGCAACATGCCCACAGCGGTGCAACCTAAAAAATGAGAGCATACGAGTTTGCACAGTTGAAAGAAGGCGCTGTAGAAGATTTGGAAAAAGATCTAGATGATCCCAAGAGCTACAGCGCAATTGATCACATGATGCAAACCATTGCTCGTGACTACGGCATTACTGGCAAACAACTGCACGACGAGTTTGTGAAAAAACACGGCACAATTCCAGACAAGTGGACCCGCGAGCAACTGCGTGAATTAAGTTTTCTAGGTTCACAATGCACCAAAGACTGTTCTGGTCACAGAGCAGGATATGCCTGGAGTCAAAAGCGCGGTGGCCGACAACCTGCAAGTTGGAGCGACAGTTTCAATCGCGGTGCCGCACTGTTTGCAGCAGGAAAATAATTAGGCCACCCCAAAACCCAAATACATAACTGCATGATTGATATCTGCACAGTAGTATTTGAACAGGAACTGCCGATCCTTAAAATTCAGGCACAAAGCATAAACAATTATTGTCGCAACATAGGCATAAGAAATATCTATGTGGTGCTCAATGATTACGAAACCCTAGCGGAAAAAATTGATCCAGCATGGTGGGGTGATCTAGCAAGCTCTGTCTTGGTAGTGCCGCGCACAGCATTCAGCAGTGCTTGGATAGCAAACGGCTGGGTAAGCCAGCAGATTCTAAAACTTCTCACCGCGTCTATAAGTTACAATGTCTACACCATGGTATTAGACGCCAAGACTATATTTGTTAGACCCTTGGAAATATCCAAATTGGTTAACGAACAAGGTCAGCTTACTGTGGGACAATTGGATATATTTGATGTTTTTAAACCCAGTAAGAACATTGTGGATCAGCTGTTTGACATCAACATGACCAAACAAGCTGGCCCTGGCGGTGTGCCATTTTTCTTCCACAATGACACTGTACGCTTTATGATTGCTGATACCACAATCAAAACACATGAAAGTTTTCCCACATGGTTTCAGCGCCAAGGCATGCTGACAGAATTCATGTTGTACTCAGGATTTTGTCAATACAAGTATGGACATTTGGATCATTTTTATACCAAACAAAACACACTTGGCGGTGTGGTAAATGTTTGTCATAGCGAAGTTGACCAGTTTGATAAGAAACTTGAACTCATGCGTGATAAAAATGCTCTCACAGTGAGTATTCATCGAAATGCTTGGTCAAAAATGTTACCAGAACAAAAAACTGCATTTAAGATGTTGTTGATTGATCGCGGCCATTTTGCTGCTTGGGAACTTGAATGAACGCATTGTGTATGGTAGCGCATCCAGATGACTGTGTGATATTTGGTTACAGTTATATTCATGCGCACCCTGAGCACAAATGGACCATTGGCTATTTAACGTACACTGAGCATGATCCCCGAGGCCAAGAACTTTTGGCGTTTTGGAAACGTCGGGGAATCGACTGTGTGTTTTTGGGCTTTGAAGACCACTGGCATGACAACGAGCAAAAAGTATTCACACGCTGGGCTGAAGAATCTGCCGACCGTGCCTGCTGGCACCTTGCTCGTGATTATGATCTAGTGCTCACCCATGACGAACTAGGAGACTATGGACACATACATCATGTGCTGGTACATCGTGCAGTGCAGTGGCATCCTAGACTGGTAACTTTTGCACGGCCTGGTGAAGGAGTTACACATACAATTCCACCTGGCACATACAACTTAGACGAATTGCCCATGCACAAAGAAATTATTGCTAGTTTTCACAGCGAAGAACACCGAAACAGTTACAAGGAAACACTATGAAATTAATGGTAGCAGGCTGCTCGTTTTCGGCAGTGAGTCAAACTTTGCCAGGCACTGCTTGGAGTGAACGCTTGGCCGAAAAACTAGGTGGCTGGGAGTTGGTTAACCTAGCACGCCAAGGTTGTTCAAACGGCGGCATCCGTATACAAATAGACGAGATACGCAGACAGCGTCCAGACTTTGCTGTGATTGGTCCTACCTTCTGGGATCGTATGGAAATACCTGCAAACTCTGTGCCATATGATTGGTCACAGGCACCCAGCGCCGGGGAAAATCCTCCACTAGAACGACACCTACAAAATAGAAAACTGGGCAATGGCTACAACAGACAAGATGGCATACGCAATGTAAATTATGGTCGGGAGCCATCAAACATGATCTGCGAAACTATTTTTACTCTTGCAGAAAACTTTGATCATCCGTACAGACAGGGCCGCATTACCAAACAAGCGCAGAACGGCATACGTCACTGGATTGATTCAATCTATGACAATGCTTGGAAAAAGCAACAGGACGAGTGGATGATCCGAGAAGGTGTGATTACCATGTTCTTGGATGACATCAAGTTTTTAGTGCTACCCAACTTGCTGTGGCCATTCGATCCTGACAATCATACCTTATGGCGTGATGCGTTTCCTAAACTTATCCCTGATCACTACATACAATTGGACACAACTAAAAGTCCTCAAGCCATATGTGGCAGTTACCCATTTTCAGGAGACGACCCTGGATATCATTCTGGTCCCGAAGGACAGGAAAAAATTGCTGAAAACTTCTATCAGCACATTTCAACCCACTTCGTCATCCCATAACCAATGGCCACCTTCAATGTGTTGATGCAGTAGATCAGACATTGTGGCTTGAAACTGAATCTGGTAACTGCGCAATCTAGCTTGGTTGTGATCCAGTATGGCTTGTATGCGTTCATACAACACTTTGGGATTTTCAAAATATGCCAACTGCAATACCTGATGCATGGCCCGTTCAAATCGTATGCTGTCCACAGGATGTTCATCGTAGCTTTCGTCAAGGATACTGCTAAATGTTTCAAACCCTAGTTCGCGCATGCGAGCAAGAAATCCTTGTGCGCCAAAAAACACAAAAATTCTTCTGGCTAACAAACACTTGGTAACTTTTTCACTCCAGAAAAATGTTGTGCCAGTGCCCAGTGTTTCACACACAATGCTGTAATGACTGCGTTGATAGATGTTCCAGGGCACATATGGACTGATACTGCGAGTGATGTTGTCCGTGACTTCCCATGCAGGATTTAAGTTTGCACTCACGTAAGGCCACTTTAGCGGAGTGTCATAAAAAGTCTGCTGAAATTGATCACAGTTTCTGTCAATCAATTTGCCTTCAAAGCAATCTCTGTAGGTCACAATGCTACGATCCAACAGCCCAGTTTTGTCCATGGCCATCATCACATAGTCACGGTGCGGTCTACGTGCTCCTAACAGTGCTTCAAACATGTAGGGTTTTTGATCTTGGTAGGTGTCTTGGTATTCGTTGTGTCGCAAGAGATTGTAAGCCCACCAAGGGCGATACACCATGCAGGATTGATCCAATTCTTCTCCTTGCACAAGACCGCCTACTGCCAACACATAACGTTGAATTTTGTTTTTTTCAATCCAGGCACGTATTTCTTTAACACTGTAGTATTCAATGTCACTCAGCAGTACCAAATCAAACTGACTGAGATCCATGTCAGCCAGTGCTGGATCATAATCAAACACGCCGGGCTCGTTGCACAGCACACGAAATGCTGCTACAGACCACGGTTGACTCAGCGCCAGTGCAGGATCGTTGGTAGTTTCAAATCTGCCCAGACCCCAATCAGCTGTGACATCAATACTTTGTGATGCAGGTTGATACACAGGATATCGGAACTTTGCTGGGTATGTTATTGTGTACATTGCTTCACCATGTGTTGATAATGTTCAAAATTAGGTATGTCCAATGTGTCCCAATCAAGTTGCATGCTTTGACTTAGGTCCGGCACAGCATCACATACTGCATTGAACTCTTTGGCATTCAATGTAGACAACAGCTCCAATTGATTGTATTCAAAACGTTTCTGAAAAGTGTAGTTGATGGGATCACAACATGCTGCCCAGTTTCCTATCAATTCATATTCTGAAAACCATTTGATTATTTCGCCTGTGCCCCAGGGAGGTATTGTGGGCATGCCAGGAACAGCGTCAATAATAGCGTCCAGCCACAGTTTGTTGGGCCAACGTTGGGCCAGCAGTTTGCGCAATTCAAGCCAGTGTGTGCGCAGTACAGGCACAAGCTCTGACACAAAACAATGCGGGCTGGCCTCTGGCAATCCAGTAATGCTTTCAAATACCCCATGATAACTGCCGTGCTTGGTGTCAGGTATCACAAGATAATTCAGTTGTTCACCATCCCAGCATCTATAAGGTTCAATCATAAAAGTGTCACAGTCATGCATGAGTATGACATCTTCTTCCAACAGGTCTCGGTAGGCCAGTTTGATTGCTTGTTGTCGCAACCACCAGCCCCGATAGTCATGGTCAAACACCCAGTTGTTGACTTCAGGATAGCGTTGGTATATCACACTGTCATTCATGTACTTTAGCTGTGAAGTATCAATACCATAGCGTTCAAACACTGGCCATAGTTCATGCTGTGGCACTGGCGAAGCTATTATGGTGTAATCTATGCCCAGTAAATTATGGTCCCACTGCATGGCAAAACATGCATGTGGCACACGATATCTTGCTAGGAACAATACTCTTGCTACAGTCATAACAAGTTGACAATTTGATTCATGAATTGTTGTAGATCTTTATTCATGTTCGATTACAAGTTACTACACATTGATAAGTTCTGCCAGCCGCAATGCTAGACTCATTCCAGGTTTGTTCCACACGTTCAAACCATTCAAGACAGTGTTCAAGAGGATATTCCAATGCATTGTTTTCTGTTACTAATGGAGCCAGTTCTTGATTGCCGGGATGATTCATGGTATGCGGATAAAACCCCAAAAAGCAGCAGGGATAAACAGAGCCGTCGGCAGCTATGTATATTTCTCGATTGCGTTTGTGATGACACTGCATGTCTAGCACAGGAGTATCTTTGTGATGTGTGATTGTTTTGGCATCGTACCAAGTGATATGACTTTCCAAAAAAGGATGCACTGTTTGATTGGTAAGACCGCCAGGGTCTGGACCAATCTTGTGACTGAATGTGCCGTCTCGATTGTATACCGACGTGCGATCTCTTCCATCATAGATATTTTCAAACTTTGCAAAGCCCATTTGGGCAGCCATATCTCTGCAGGCCTGTTCCTGATGACGGTTATGATCAAACGGCACAAACCTCCATACAGCTTGTCCACCAGCGTTGATCAGTGCTTGAGCATGTGAAATTATTCTATGCCAGTCTGTGTCTTGGCGATACAAATGATGCGTGTCTGCTAGGCCATCAATGGCAAAACCCACTGTAACTTTGGGTAGAGCCAGTCTTGCCCACCATTCTGGACTGCGCACAGAACCATTGGTATTGATAATAACAGGTACCTGATGCTCTACCAGGTATTCTACTATTTCAACAGCATCACGTGCAGAAGCAAAATCACCCAGATTTCCATTGAATGCCACACCTCTAAATTCATATATGATTGGCACACGATCTCCAATGGGCGGATCGGGCTGAATTAGTTGTGCTAAAACGTTAGGAGTTAGAATTTTCTTGAAATCTCCAACACTGAGTTCACACAGCGGATATCCACTATTGTAATCATACCCTCGATAGTTTCTCATGCACATGGGGCATCTGGCATTGCATCTAGTGGTCAATTCCACATGCACTTTGCGTATATCATTCAATTTTAGCATGCAATATTTATAGACCCACTTAATGATAAATATCTTTATGAACAAAAAGTTTGTCAAGGTAATTTGCGAAGTTTATTGCCAAGGTTGGACTGACCCTCCAACCTACCGAGCTTATGTCAATAATGAATTGTTTACCGAACGCACCTGGGTTTGGCGTGATCAGCATTTGGAAGAGTCTTTTCAAATTGCCGCAGAACCAGGTAAGTACAAGTTGCGCTATGAATTATTGCCTGGAACATTAGCGTCAATACAGCAGCTGAATTGGCGTGTGGTTGATGGCCCGGGCATGATAGACAGCGGCGGCGAGTTGGAAATACTATAATGAAAATTCAAGAAATCATGGAAAATGCGTCAGTGGGCGGCACCAGTGCTGGTAGTATAGCACCTGTGAGCCAGGCCTTAGGCATGGTGTCAAGATCAGGCGGATCCTTGTTGAGTGGTAAATATACAACTGATCCTACGCCTAACACGCCCAAGGAATACAAAAGGAATAAGAATGTTAGCGGACGCTTTAAAAACACTCCTGGCAACTGAGGAGGCTTTTGCTCTCAAAGCCAAACAGTTCCACTGGAACGTTGAAGGCCCAGACTTTGGCCAGCTTCACGCTTTCTTTGACGCAATCCATGACGATGTTTATGGTGCTACAGATCCCACAGCAGAATACATACGTGCCCTGGGCGACTATGCTCCTGGTAGTTTTGAACGATTTGTAGAATTAACAAAAATACAGGGCCAAACAAAAATTCCACGTGCCCGACTCATGCTAGAAGAACTCTTGGCCAACAACGGCCAAATGTTGGATCTTCTCAATCAAGTCTTCCAAGTAGCAACTGAAGAAAACCAACAAGGTATTGCTAACTTCATTGCTGAACGCATCGATGCTCATCAAAAGCATGGCTGGATGCTGAGAAGTTACCTGAAAGAAGAAAGAGCATGAGTTCGGACATTAGATCAATACTGGAACGCCTTGCGGCGGTAGAAGGTAAACTTACGCCAGTAGGCGTCAAGCATGGGCTTAACACACAACAAAAAGGTGTGCCACAGTTGCCTGCGCTGTTCAAGCCTAAATCAGCCAGTCCTGCGTTGCGTGCCAAAAAAGATCCAGCACATCCAATGGATGGATACATGGTGGGTGATTCTGTAGAGCCCAGAAAATCCGCACTAGAAGAAGCCATGCAAGAAGTTGAAGAAGATATGTTGAGCAAGGTCAAGAAGGACCTTACACAATATCTTGATCAGTTGGAACAAAAAGTTCGAGTTGATCGTGAACTCAAAGACAAAGCAGTTGACGCTGTGGAAAAAGGTCAAGCCGAAGAAGAAATTGAAGAAGATGACTACGAGTTGACAGATCCCAGCACAGTGCATGGCATCGAGGACAAAGTAGACACTCAGCTAGGCAACCCACAACAGCCTATCAATGACATGTCAGAAACATCATCTGCTCCGGTAAAAAGTTACGCCATGGAATATGGTGTTACCTTTGAATGTTATGGCAACGAAAAGGATGGATTTGAACTGCGGCAAGGTAATAGATCCATGCCCAGCAAATTTAAAAACCTAGACCATGCTGACATGGCAGTAAAGTTGTTTCAAAAACGCAGAGCAATGAAACAACAGGCTCAACAAACAAGCCAACAAGATTATTTGGATGAACGCTAAAATGATATACACTGATCTAATCAAACCAACTACCACAATCAACGAGCAACAGCTTGACGAAATTAGCCTGGACCAGGTTGGTCGAGGCATTGGCGGCCTTGTCGGCGGCATTGGTAAAACAGCAGGCGCTGTGGCAGGTATTCCGCAAGGCCTGGGTCGAGCAATTAAAAAAGGTTATCGTGGATCAGTAAAAGGCATTGGTGGCGAAGATGATGCTGGCAGCACAGTGCCCGGCGCAGCCTATGGTGACACATCTGGCGCCAAGGCCGGCGGTAAAGCAGAAATGCCAATTGGATCTAATACGATTAATCCTCGTACCGGCAAGCCCTATGTGCCTAGTGATTTTTCTGGGCCGTCAGGTGGTAGTGCAACAGCAACACCTGCACCTGCTGCTTCTGGCGGTGGCGGTGGCGCAGCAGCCACACGAGATGCTGACACAGTCAAAACAGAACTGCGCAATTTAGATGCAGCCTACAAAACAAGACGCAATGCGCTAAACAAAGAACTTGAAGCACTGTCATCAACACCTGCTGGTGATGCTGGCACAGAACCTACTGCAGAACCCGCAACCGGTGCATTGGGATCAGCAATTGCAGGAACCCCAACTGGTGGCAAGCCTGAAACAGTCAGCATTGGTGGACAAAAGATTTCTCCAAGCGATCCGTTGTATGCCAAAATTGCCGCATCACAAGTGATGCAAAACAAACCTCTAGTGCAATCCATTCAAGCTCTTGACGCCAAGCAGTTGGAAATAGTCAAACAGATATTGTCTAAAAAGGCCGCTGGTGCATTGGAAGAACGTTTGCCTCCTACAGTCGCACCTGTGGTACCAAACAAAAGCAGAATGAGCCAAGCATACGACATGGGCAAACAAGCTCTAAAAACCACAGGTTCAGCAATTGCTGCAACACCACGTGCGCTTTCAACTGCTGCTGGTGCCACAAGAGGTGCATTCACTGGAATGTCACAAGCATACGCTAAAGGCAAACAAGCTGGTACCAAGTATGTAGGGCAAGGCGAATTGAGCTGGGACGATATACAAGTTGAATTGGCCAATCTGTCAGTAGAAGATGCCAAAGCATTGTTGAGTTTTGTAAATCAACTGGGAGTCACAGCAGCAGAGCCTGCTCCAGCACCAGCGCCAGCACCAGGAGCGACAGCACATGAACCAAGTGATGTTCAAATAGCTAATTTAGTTAGAGATGTTCAGAAAGGACCTGATGAAGTATTATCCAGATTTGCCGCAAGAACAGATTTACATCCAAAAATGAAAGCAGTTCTTGATGCTGAGATAGCAAAAAGAGCTAGTAGACCACCCGCACCTGCTCCAGCAGACGCCTCTGGCTCAGGAGCAGCCGGCAAGGTTCCTGGATACACAGGTCGCAAGGTCAAACTGCCTACAAAGCAAACAAAAACTCTGCCCACAAAGACTAAAAAGAAAAAACTAAGAGAGAAGATTGTTGCAGAAACTTTGACTTGGAGCAAAAACTTTGATCCAAGCCGCCACCTAATCAAACAAATCCGTCGTACATAAGAACTCTGGCCTTAGGACCGAGTGGGCGGCTTCTGCCCGGGTCATTGGATTCGCTACCCAATGATCCAAAACGAGCAACCATACATTGACTTTCTTTAAATAAATCTATATACTATTGTTTTAGGAGGCTCTATGAGCGGCAAAACATTTAACGGCGAGCAAAAACTCAAACTCACTCAGATCATCAACGAAGGCATGCAAGTCATGCACGAAATTGAAACTCTCAACGGCGGACTTACTGACACCATCAAGGCTGTGGCTGAAGAACTGGAAATCAAGCCTGCTGTACTTAAAAAAGCAATCAAGCTGGCACACAAAGCTGAATTTGGCAAAGCCAAACAGGATCACGAAACCCTGGAAACTATTTTAGAAACAGTTGGTAAAACTCTTTGAGCTATCAAGTTTTTCAACACTGGGATCCATTACAGGTATGCGTGGTCGGTATGACGTACCCGCCGGATTATTACTATTGGATCCAAGATCGCAACACACGCCAACGTTTCCAAACGTTGGCAGAAGAAACTGAACAAGATTATCAAGCCCTTATTGCACTATTGCAAAGCCGGTTCGGAATCCGTGTGTTGCGGCCTCAACTGCCTGAGGATCTCAGTGCTTTGAAAATTCATGATCATTGGGTGCCACCGCCTGTAACTCCAAGAGATTATTTCATCATGATTCATGATGAACTGTGGGTTCCGCAACAGCCAAACAGCTCACATGCTCAAAGAGCATACGCCAATCAAACTGAACTGACTTGGACAGAATTTCAACATAGAGATCTTGCACAACATCGTGCTAAATTGAGTTGTTATCAAAACGTCGTTGAGCATGTGTTGTCACAAGGCAACACAGTACGACATACAGATCTTGATGTAGTGTCAGGATGCTTTGTGAGTCGCATTGGTCAAGACTTGTATTTTGCCACTCAAAGTTATGATGAAGATCAAACACAACTGTTGGCCAAAGTCAATCAACTGTTCCCGCGCACACGCAATCGCATTGTGAATGCTGGCGGTCACGGAGATGCTACCTATTGCCCAGTTACTCCTGGATTGATCATTAGCCTACGAGATGTGCCAACTTACGCAGACACTTTTCCTGGATGGGAAGTGGTGTACTTGCCACCAAGTGATTATGCAGACACTGCGGAATTTCGAGCCAGCATGAAGCACAATCGAGGCCGCTGGAACATTCCGGGCTTTGAATCAGATCCTAATCTTGTACACATGGTTGAACATTACTTTGAGTCTTGGGTAGGCAATGCTAGTGAAACTGTGTTTGATGTCAACATACTTGTGATAGATCAAAAGAACATTGTGGTATCCAGCCACAATGATCAAGTTGAAAAAGCCTGTGCTAGACACGGTATTGAAGTTCATGTGTCGCCGTTTAGGCATCGTTATTTTTGGGACGCTGGTATACACTGTATCACAAACGACTTGAGTCGAGCATGATAAGATTTCCTGTCAACACACTGTCTAATATAAATATCTGCGAGTCGCTCTCGTTACGAGCATGAATCATGGCTTACCGGCCACAAACGGAGAACAATGAGTTATATCGACGCACTTTTTGATCGTGAACACGATCGCATACATGTAGTAGAACGCCGCGATGGCGAACGAGTCTACAAGGAATATCCTGCCAACTACATTTTCTATTATGACGATCCTAGAGGCAAGTTTCAAAGCATCTACGGCACACCTGTAAATAGATTCTCATCGCGCAACAACAAAGAATTTCGCAAGGAAGTTCGCAGCCAGTCGGGCAAGCAGTTGTATGAATCAGACATCAATCCTATCTTTAGATGTTTGGAAGAGAACTACAAAGACCAAGATGCTCCAGAACTGCACACAGCATTTTTTGACATCGAAGTTGCGTTTGATGCAGAGCGTGGATTCTCGCCTGTGGCAGATCCCTTCAATCCTATCACTGCTATATCTGTATATTTAGATTGGCTGGATCAGATGATCACACTGGCGGTGCCGCCTAAACATCTAAGCTGGGATACTGCACAAGAGCTGGTGGCCGAGTTTGAAAATACCATCTTGTTTGAGCGTGAAGAAGACATGATCAAAATGTTCTTGGATGTGATTGAAGGTGCGGATGTACTTACAGGTTGGAACTCAGAAGGTTACGACATTCCTTACACAGTAAATCGTACCACAAGAATACTCAGCAAGGATGACACACGACGCTTTTGTTTGTGGGGACAGTTTCCCAAGCAAAGAATGTTTGAACGCTTTGGCGCAGAGAATCAAACTTACGACTTAGTCGGTCGTGTGCATATGGACTACATGCAGTTGTATCGCAAGTACACATACGAGGAACGCCACTCATATAGTTTGGATGCTATCGGCGAGTACGAGCTGGGTGAACGCAAAACACAATTTGAAGGCACACTGGATCAGTTGTACAACCAGCACTTCAAAAAGTTTATTGAGTACAACCGCCAAGACACCATGATCATTGCCAAGTTAGACAAGAAATTGCGTTTCTTGGACCTAGCCAATGAACTGGCACACGCCAATACTGTGTTGCTACAAACCACAATGGGTGCTGTGGCAGTGACTGAACAGGCCATTATCAATGAAGCACACGAGCGTGGAATGGTTGTGCCCAATCGTAAGCAACGCCTTACAGATGATGACACCCAGGCCGCAGGTGCTTATGTGGCATATCCTAAAAAGGGCCTGCACATGTGGATTGGGTCAGTGGACATCAACAGTCTATATCCATCTGCAATTCGTGCCATGAACATGGGTCCAGAAACTGTGGTGGGCCAATTGCGGCAAACCATGACTGATCAGTTGATCAAATCCAACATGGCCAAGGGACAAAGTTTTGCGGCTGCATGGGAAGGCTTGTTTGCCAGTTTAGAGTATACTGCTGTGATGGAACAGCAACGTGGTACAGAAATTACCATTGACTGGGAAGGTGGCGAAGAGTCAGTACACTCTGCTATGGAAATCTGGCACATGATCTTTGACTCAAATCAACCTTGGATCCTTACTGCCAATGGTACCATTCTCACTTACGAGAAGAAAGGTATCATCCCTGGCCTGCTGGAACGCTGGTATCGTGAACGACAAGAACTGCAAGCCAAGAAGAAGCAGACCAAGGATCCCAAAGAGATTGCGTTCTGGGACAAACGTCAATTGGTCAAGAAGATTAACTTGAATAGCTTGTATGGTGCTATTTTGAATCCAGGCTGTAGATTCTTTGACAAGCGTATTGGGCAGTCAACCACACTGGCAGGTCGAAGTATTGCCAAGCACATGGATGCTCACATCAATGAGTGCATCACAGGCGAATATGATCACACAGGCAAGGCCATCATCTATGGTGATACAGACTCATGCTATTTTTCTGCGTGGCCCATACTGGAAAAAGAAGTTGCAGAAGGACGGATGGAATGGTCAAAAGAAATCTGCATCCAACTGTACGACTCAATTGCTGATCAAGTGAATGAGAGCTTTCCAGCGTTTATGGAACAGGCGTTCCATTGTCCCCGAGACATGGGTGCGTTGATCAAAGCAGGTCGTGAACTGGTTGCTGACCGCAGTTTGTTCATTACCAAGAAGCGTTATGCTGTGAACATCATTGACTTGGAAGGCAAGCGACTGGATGTAGACGGCAAGATTGGCAAGACCAAGGCCATGGGCTTGGATCTCAAGCGTTCAGATACCCCCAAAGTAATTCAAGACTTCCTGTTAGAAATTCTAAATAAAGTACTGGCAGGTACACAACGAGATGAGATCATTGAACGCATTAGAGAATTCAAGTATGAGTTTAAAGAGCGTCCAGGCTGGGAAAAAGGATCGCCTAAGCGTGTGAACAACTTGACCAAATATGCGGCAGAGGAAGCACGCCTGGGCAAAGCAAACATGCCAGGACACGTTCGTGCCGCAATGAATTGGAATCAAATGCGTAGAATGAATTCAGACAACTACTCAATGCAGGTTGTGGATGGTATGAAAACCATTGTGTGCAAACTCAAATCAAATGCACTTGGATGGACATCAATTGGCTATCCTACAGATGAGCAAAGATTGCCTGCATGGTTTACTGAACTGCCGTTTGACGATGGGCTAATGGAAGCAACTGTTGTGGATCAAAAGGTCGACAACTTGCTGGGTGTGTTGGAATGGGACCTTGCGTCTGCTACCAACACAGAAAATACTTTTACATCACTATTTTCATTCGAATGAAACTGAGCGAACTTGTTGATTACTTGAACCACATTGATGAATTTGAGTTAGGTCAAATTCATCAAGAAGCCCGTCACAGACTTGATGCTGTGATACACAAAATTGCCAACCACAATGTGCAATTTAACAAATTTACACAAGGCATCATTGCCAATGGTAACAAAATTAATGAAAGTTTCCAGCAATTCAATCATACCATTGACGCTATACGCAGTCACGTGATTGACGCTATGACTGCACAGCATCCAGAATACTTGCGTGAAAGTTTGAGATTGTTCCAGCATGAAATGTGTTATGACACTACCGAACACATTCTTAATCGTAGGCTACGTTGCGATCCCGAAAGTGCTGAACTACTACAAGGTAGAATTTTACGCTACACAGATTGGCGTGTGCCTGGATTGATTTTCAGACCAGCACTGGAACAACACGTGGAGCAATTGGTACCATTGGACCCGTTGTACATGATTGACAACAATCTTGAATTGCTAGAACCTGCCTGTCAAGGATTTACTGAAGAATATCGACGTAGACTGAGATTATACACAGCTGAAGAGATTCTAGGCAAACCAATACTTGCACTGTTGCCAGATGCTCAGTTTGGATATTGCTTTGCTTACAATTACTTCAATTACAAACCATTGGAATTGATATGTCAGTACTTGGATGAGCTGTGGAAAAAACTTCGGCCTGGCGGAGTGGTGTTTTTTACCTACAACGACTGTGATCGTGCTCACGGAGTTGCATTGGCCGAGCGCAGTTACATGTGCTACACTCCAGGATCGTTGATTCAAGAACATGCTGAAACATTGGGATTTGAGCTCATGCATCGTCACAATGGCCCTGCTGACGTTGCATGGTTTGAGTTCCAAAAACCTGGAGAAATAGATTCGCTTAGAGGCGGACAAACATTAGCCAGAATAGTTGCAAATTCTAAATAAACCTGTTAAACTTAAACATTAGGAGTATACAAAATGAGAGATTATCTATTAGACTTAGTACAACACACACACGATCTTGGCTGCATTGATTTGATCAAGATTGTAGGCGATGACAAAGCCACACAAATTGTAGGCCTTGCTGAAGACATGAGCGTGGTTGTGGAAGGTGAATTCAAAAATCCACATCCAGACTTTGTGGGCACATTTGGCATGCCAAACTTGGCCAAGATCAAAATTCTGTTGAACTTGCAGGAGTACAAAGAAAACGCCAAACTCAGCTTGAGTCGCCGAGCAGGCGGCGAGCCAGATGGCATCAAGTTTGAAAATGCCGCAGGCGATTTTCAAAACAACTATCGTTTCATGGCCGAAGCCATTGTGACTGAAAAACTCAAGACGCCCAAGTTCAAAGGTGTAAACTGGCACATTGAATTTGAACCCACTGTGGCTGCCATCCAACGCCTGCGTATGCAAGCACAGGCCAATGCTGAAGAACCACATTTCCAGGCCAAGACTGAAAACGGAGACTTGAAGTTTTTCTTTGGTGATCATAGCACACATGCTGGTAACTTTGTGTTCCACCCAGGTGTAAATGGTCAATTGAAACGTGCTTGGTCGTGGCCTGCTCAACAAGTCATGAGTATCCTGTCATTGACTGGGGACAAGACCGTTCGTATCAGTGATGATGGTGCTGCCAAGATCACGGTGGATAGTGGCATTGCTGTTTACAATTATATCTTACCAGCACAAAGCAAGTGATATGTTTAAAAAACCAACAGGACCTAAATTTGTTGATGATGGTGATCCGGCAGGACCTAACCAAGCTGGGAATGGACAAAGCTATTGCATTGTCAAAGATAATCCATCAAGATGTTTGATTTACGTTCACATTCCTAAAAATGCCAGCAGCTGGACCAAGCATCATACACCGGGATATTTGTTTAACTACCGTACACAAAAATTTTACGAAGATATTCCAACACAATACAATATCAACGTTTCAACATGGTCAGAACATTTACAGAATGCCCAGTATGCTGTGATACTTAGAGATCCTATCAATCGGTGGGTGACTGGACTAGCACAGTATCTGCAAGGATGGGATCCAGAACATCCATTGCATATAAACAATGTTGATTGGGATATGATATTCGATACTGTAATGTTCGACAGTCACACTCAACCACAATGTGATTTTATTAAAGGTATCGATCATTCTAAGATCACTTGGTTACGGTGTGATGATGAGCTGGCCAAAAACTTTGGCAAGATGATGGAACAGTTTACTGGTACACCGTTTAATCTCACAACAGAAGATCAAGATCCTACCAATGTGTTTAATATTACTAAAAAGATCAACCCCACAGTGACAGAATTGTTCACTACAGAGTTACAACAAAATATAGTAGATCGTATCAATGAAAAACTTTCAAGCAATCCAGACTATCTAAATAGACTTCGCAGTTTCTATAAAGAGGACTGTGAACTATTTGAAACAGTAAACTTTTACCAAGCATGACCCAAGACGACTTAACTGCCAAGCAATCGGACTACGCTGTGTTCCTTCCGGCCATCAGCGGGTTCTATGCCACGTTCATAGGCAAGCAAAGGAATGAACCATATGTGGATCCGGCGAGATTGCCTCAGGGCCTTAGTGACATGGAGCAACTTAATTGGCTTAACTCTACCAAAGCACTTTTCCCTTACCGTTGGTCCCTATACTCTGGAGGGCATGCAAATCTCGATCTTGCTAAACAAGACTGGTCAGAAGACATGGTACGGAACAGAGAGCCTGGCACAATCATGCTGGGCGACTCTGGTGGTTTCCAGATTGCTAAAGGTGTGTGGGAAGGTGATTGGCGAGCCAACTCAGGTTGTGCCAAGGCTCAGGCCAAACGAGAACAAGCACTAGCCTGGTTAGATGGTATAGCAGACTATGCTATGACACTTGATATTCCAAGTTTTGTTATCAATGAAAAGAATGGATGGAAGTCTGGCATTAGCACTTTGGATGAGGCAGTCAAGGCAACACATTACAACAACGAATACTTCATGAAACATCGCAAGGGTGTGGCAAACGGTGGTACCAAGTTCTTGAATGTGTTGCAAGGTGGTAACCATACTCATGCAGAAGAATGGTATCAGATGATGAAGGATTATTGCGATCCACAAAAATATCCAGATACGCATTTCAATGGCTGGGCCATGGGCGGACAAAACATGTGTGATGTTCACTTGGTACTCAAACGTATTGTGGCATTGCGCTATGACAATTTACTTCAAGAAGGTGTCCATGATTGGATGCACTTCTTGGGAACCTCCAAACTGGAGTGGGCTGTTTTATTAACTGTAATCCAAAGGGCCGTGAGAAAATATGTCAATCCAAACTTCACAATCTCGTTTGACTGCGCCAGTCCGTTCCTTGCAACAGCAAACGGACAGGTCTACTTTGAAAATGTCTTTGAAAACAACTCAAAATGGTCGTATCGCATGGCTCCTACAGCCGACGACAAAAAGTACGCCACTGACACACGTGCCTGGGGTACAAGTATAGTTGCCGATGGAGTAGTACCACGTTGGGAAGATAGCCCCATAAGCAAACTTCTCAAGATGAAAGACATCTGTATCTACAAGCCAGGCGACCTAAATAAAAATGGTAAAGAAGGCAAGACATCGTGGGACAGTTTCTCATATGCTTTACTCATGGGCCATAATGTCTGGATGCACTTGACCGCAGTACAAGAAGCCAATAGACGTTTTGATGCAGGAGAACATCCTGCCATGATGCGTCGTAGCACTGGTGACTATGCTTACTTTGAAGACATTGTGGAAGATATTTTCACTGCACCCACAAGAGAACAAGCCGAATCTATTGTTGAGAAATACAGTACATATTGGATGGAGATTGTGGGCACACGAGGCTTTAAGGGCAAGAAGACTGTGAATGCTACTACTCAATTCAATGCATTGTTTGAATATGAGGACAGTGAGTCGGAGCCCGACGAAGTAGATTTGGACAGTGACAAATTGGACAACCTGAGCACAGAAATATAATACTTTTATTTTAACAATTTGATTGACTCAAAATTGTTCTTGTGTTATAGTGTGTGCATTGTAACAACTTAGGAGTTGGTTTTGAATATTCAGAAACTACTTGCACAAGATCCCAACAAAGCCGTTCTAAAGGCTATAACGGCCGGTGTAAGATTAGCATTTATGGCCGGCGACTTGCGAAAATTTGCTAATCATGTTAAAGCCCGCACAATCGAAGAACTCAAAGAATATTGCTATTACAAAAGATTTTTCAATGGTGGTTTTGCCGCAGGACCTGAATATAACCAGGCGAGCATTTCTGGTGACACTGTGCATTGGAGTAATGGCGGTATCAGAAAATTTCATTCAGATGTTATGGGATTACAACATGCTACCGGCAATAGCGGTACAGATCTAATCACTGGCAAGGCCATTGGAAGAATGCATGAGCTAGGGTTGGCCGGTTTATCAGGTGATAACTTTGCCAATGAATGGCATTGCGAGCACACATATCCTATTAAACAAATTGAAAAAGATTTAATTCGAGAAGTGATCGAAAACAGCAGGAGAGTCAGCCCTAAAGACATGGCTAGATATGCAATGAATCATGCTTTAGCAACGACCGTTCATACGTCAGAAAGAACACACGGTGGTCCCACTACTAACGAAAATTTACGTCCGTTTGAAAAATATAACGACGGAGTGTTACAGTATGTTGACGGAAGATTCATTGACGTAACCAATGCAACAATACAAGAAGTAACCTATAATAGATGGAATCGTAATTCTTACTACAAGGAATTTATTTGCTTGTTTGAAGATCTTCCTGATTCAAATTTTGAAGATGTTAGGGAAGAAACAAAGCAGAGTCTCTACAATATAACTCCTGGTTCGACAGAACGCAAGTTAATCGATTTGACTCCTGAAGCATTAGATGTATTGGCTCAAAATGATCCAATGGAAATTGCAACCAGATGGTGCCCTGATGCCTTCAAAGATCGTTGGAAAAAGAAGAAGTAACTCTTGCTTTCTCTCTCGTGATCCTGTATACTGTTAAATATGTATGCAGGATTTCTTTATAAGGCAACAACATGGCACAACTATTTGATATCAACAACAAAAAACTAGTAACAAACCGCATAGGCAGGCAATATTGGATCTGGGACAATGACAAACTTTATGAACAGCGTATGGCAAGAGAAAACGGTCCATACCAGGCTCGCAATTTGGTAATGAATCGTCGCTTGCTACCTAATGCAAGAACTGTAATTGACATTGGTGGCAACATTGGCATGAACGCAATTGAATATGCCACCTGGTGCCAACATGTAAAAACCTTTGAGCCCATGCAGTCTAGCATGGAACTAATGAAACTCAATGTAGACATTGCAAAAAATGCAAAACTTCAAGGTCGTTATTGGGATAGCAAACTGCAACAAGTAAGACATCAGCCGGATCGTCCAGATGGCTGGTTCAAGTTCCCCAATGGCACATTTGCCAGTCTTGACTTGATAGGAGAGATTGAGTTTTTTGAATATGCATTAGGTAAAGTCGCTGGAATTATTACCATGGAACAAAAAACCAACGAGTGCAGTCGCGGTGATGCTGTGTTACTTGATGGCAAAACTACCAACAATCCCACACAGACTGCAGAGCAACGCACACTTGACAGTTTTGGGTTTGAAAATGTTGATCTTATTAAGATTGATATTGAAGGTTCTGAACTGTTTGCATTAGAAGGTGCAACACAAACCATTGCTAAGTATCAACCCGTGGTTCAGGTCGAACTGCGAGATACACATTGTAAACGATTTGGGTACACTTGCAATGATATTATCAATCTTATGATGGGGTTAGGTGATTATGTGATGTGTGATTTTAACGGCAATGACCTTGGTAAAAGTTATACCAAAGTATCTGGAGTTATGGATCGTTTCTTTGTGCCAAGATCAATTTTTGATGCTACTGAATTTAAAAATAAAAAGGTACACCCTGGCATGAAAAAAACTAAGACAGACAAAAAAGCAAACAACAAACATTTATCTAACTTATTTGAGATTACATTATGAATAGACCCGGACACGAAGATACCAATTTCTTTGTAGGTACAGAAGTTGAGGCCAGTCCTGTAGCCGGTCACCGTACATTGTTTGTGGTCGGACTGCAAGATGCAGATCAAATCATGTGGCAACTGGGTGAGTCAGACCACAAGAGTAAAAATCCAATCACACACATCTACTTTGGCGCCAATCAAAGTTTTCCAAACCCCACTATGAACGATGCTGGAGTCTGGACTGCCTGGGAACAGATGATTCAACCGTGGCTGGATCGAGGATACTGGTGTACCTTGGATCTTGATTCAAGTGCTGTGGAAGGATTGTGCGAAGGTAGCTTGTGCGAACAAGCACAATTTGTTCCTATGATTTCAGTGAAACTGCCTTATATTAAACTGCTAGGCTACAATGCCACTATCAAGCTAGACGACAAAGATTTCAAAGCAACCAACCCAGGAGTATGGTGTCACAGCCTGCATGACTTGCTGGATAGAAAAACATTTACCTCTTGGGACCAATACACAAAGGATGAAGTAATCAAATGATACAAGATGAACGTGAACAAATTGAAAGAATCAAATATGCCGCACAAAGAAGAATCTGGGTTACCTTCCAAAAAGAAGGCATCCACTTCTACCCCGCAGCCGCAACAGATCCAGCCCTTAAGACGGGCGATGAGTATGATGTTAGTTTCCTTGGTACTCCTCACCGTCATATCTTCCACTTCCGGGTGTGGATTGATGTTGTACACAATGATCGAGACATTGAATTCATCCAGTTCAAACGATGGCTACAAAAACTCTACGAGTCAGGAACCGTCCAACTCGACTACAAGTCATGTGAAATGATGTCAGACGATTTGTATTTGCAAATTGCCGCACGGTATCCAGAACGCTCAGTCTGGATTGAGGTCTCCGAAGATGGTGAAAACGGAGCTCTTATTAAGTATGAAACTCACCGCCCTAGTATTAACATTGCTATCTAATAGGAAACAAAATGGCAAAAATCGCTATTAAATCTAACCCACGTGTGGCCGAGCTCTTTGAGCATCTTGAGCACTTCCAGGAGTTCTGCCAAGACTACGGTTATCGTTACAACGAAGCCGATTTGTATAACTTTAAGAGTTATGCCTGGCAGCAGTTCAACAAGTTTTCACAAGGCAAGAATGCCAAGAACATGTGGGACGAAGACACTCGTCGCTTTGCCGGAGCATTTCGTAACTAAGTGGCTGATGAAAAAATTTACATACACTGGACCAAGTTGGGCGGCATCTAGTTGGCCGCTGGATGTACCAACAACTAATCTTGCCAAGGAATGGGGGTTTGAGTTCTATGACCATGCTCAATCTGGAACTAGTGTGTTGGGAAGTTATATTAGATTGGTACGATCGCCTAATGTACCTGTAATTTGGATCTATAATGAACCTATTTTGTGTTTACAAGATGCAACTAAGTTAACTTTCAAAGAATTTATTCAGCGTTCAGACTGGAAAGATATTTGGGAAGAATGCAATCAATTTTGTCTGAACAAAATCAACAGTTTAAATAAACCTGTGTTGTTAATTGGAGCACACAGTGACATTGTTAATTGCAATTATCCAAACATTACTATAGGACATCTTTCCTGGCAAAAATTTCTAGCAGACAAAGCCGGAATGACTATTAATAATGGGTCGGTTTGTGTTATACTAAACGATGGCACAGAATTTGATATGCATCATTGTTGGGGTGCTGAAGTTATACACAGGTTCATGCACGAAACCCCTAACATCGATCCAGAACCAAGTTTGGTAGACAGTGTGTGGGACACATTCTTTTTTTGGAAACAACTTGAAACACAAGATTTGTTCAACAATGTTCATCCAAACTTCAAAGGCAATGTACTGTTTGCAGAACATTTAAAACCCACAGTGATAAAATTTTTACAGGAACATCAATGAGAAAACTATTTTACATGGGCTTGGAAAGTTATGAAGCCCGCTACACACTACAACTCACAGAGTGGAATCGACGTGTGTTTGACCGCAGAGGTCTTGATGTTGTGTATGTGCCTGGCACTACAATTGACAACACACAAGCTATCTCAGTAGGTCAAGTGTTAGACGCACACGGACGCAGTTTCTTTGCCATGAGCCAAATGATGAACTTGGTTCAGCTCATGAAGAACGGCGATGTTACCGGTGACGATGTGATCTACTTTGAAGACATGTTCCAGCCGGGCTTTGAAAGCCTTGGTTACATCATGAATCAGATTCCACAAGAACAATGTCCAAAGATTTATGTTCGTTGTTTGGCACAGGCCATTGATCCTGATGACTTTGTGCATGTGTGGGGTATGGCAAAGTGGATGAACTTGTATGAACAAATGGTCAATGAGATGGTGGCTTTCTCGGGGGGTGCAGTATTGGCTACCAATGAAGAAATGGTCGCGCACATGCGCATCGCTGGATGGACTGCTCCAATCTACAACATTTCCGGTCTGGCATTTGGAAAATCAGAGGTTCTGGAAAGAATTGGCGGTACAGAGAATATCACGCCGTTTGCTGAAAGACCGAGACGAGTGGGTTTTGCAGCCCGTTTCGATCAGGAAAAACAACCTGGATTCTTCATGGACCTTATTGAGATGTATGGTGAGCTTACCTCCGAACCGTGTGAGTTTGCAATATACAGTGGCGGACCTCTCCGATCCAACAATCCAGACTATATTGAACGTGCCCTCCGTATGGAGGCAGAAGGCAAGCTCAAGATCTACGACAATATAAGCAAGAATGAATACTATAGTCATCTCAACAATACTCGTGTGTTGTTTAATTGTGCTTTACAAGATTGGGTTTCAAACACCGTATCAGAGGCCGATACTGTTGGATGCAATGTGCTATATCCAGCGTATCGCAGTTTTCCTGAAACCTTCGCGAACGATCCCAATAGACTGTATATTCCCTGGAGCATAGATGATGCTTATCACAAAATGCAAAACCTACTTCGCGAGCCGCACCACAACATGGGACTTATTTCAGATTGGAACAATGCCACTGTGGATCGCGTTATTGATATTATTAGTGGTAGCGGTGAGCAATGGAATAGAGCGGGCAACCGCTATCGTGACCACGCTTCTCACGAAAAATATCAAGTTGTAAAGATTGAAAAATGATTGTAATTGTAACTGGATCAGCCGGGTACATTGGTGGTCAGACCATGCTGGCATTGAAAGATGCCGGGCATGAAGTATACGGCATTGATCGCAGACAGCCTCCTGAACATCTTAGAGGTGTGCCCGATGGATTCTTGTATCAGGACTTTGCAAGTGATGTAGCACTGAGTTGGATCATACAAAAGCAACCCAATGCTATCATTCATTGTGCTGGCACCAGCCTTGTGGGGCCTTCAGTACAGAACCCTTCAGAATACTACAACAACAATGTGGCCAAAACATTGAAGTTGTTGGATATTGTTAAACAAAGCATGCCTCGTTGTAGATTGGTGTTTTCAAGTTCAGCAGCCACATACGGTGAGCCCGTCATGAATCCCATACATGAAGTGGATCCCAACGAACCTGTTAGTCCTTATGGCGAATCTAAACTGATGATTGACATGATGCTGGAAAGCTATCACCGGGCATACGGTCTTGACTATGTTAGTTTTCGCTATTTCAATGCATGTGGTGCAGACCCCAAAGGCAGGCATGGTCAAGAGCCTGGTGCCACACATATTATTGCTAGAGTGCTTGAAAGCATAAGGGATCAAAAAGATTTTGTGTTAAACGGAAACGATTTCCCCACTGAGGATGGTACATGTGTGCGTGATTACGTGCATGTGGATGATATTGCCCGGGCCCACGTTCTGGCGTTATATCACAAAATCCCTGCGGGCGTTTACAATCTTGGCTCCAGCATGGGCACAAGCAATCACGGCATTATTGAAGCCGCACTTGATGAAACACAACAACCATTGAATGTTGTTGTTGGCAAGCGTAGAGCCGGTGACCCTCCTGTACTTACTGCCAGTTCAGAAAAGTTTAATTTGATAGCAGGAGCATGGCGTCATTATGAGCTAGATGACATGATTCAACACGCATGGAACTGGTATGTTCGACAAGATAAAAAAGTTTGAAGAAGAACTAGCAGAGTTCACAGGAGCACCGTATGCAATCATGACTGATTGCTGTACACATGCCATTGAACTTTGCTTGCGATATGATCGAGTACGAGCTTGTAAGTTTACACCTTACACTTATTTGAGCATTCCTATGACCATGCACAAGTTAGGCATTCACTATGTCTATCACGATATTGACTGGCAGCATTGGGAAGGCGAGTATGAATTCACTTACACTAGAATTTGGGACTCAGCTCGCAGATTGGAACAGGATATGTATCGGCCAGGCACCATGCAGTGTTTGAGTTTTGGACATACAAAGCCATTGGCTATTGGGCATGGTGGTGCTATATTGTTGGATGATAAAAAAGCATATGAAACCATATTGCGCCAACGCTATGATGGCAGAGACTTGACTGTGGCACCTTGGCAGGACCAAAAGACATTTCATGTGGGCTATCACTACAAGCCCAGTATTGAAGATGCCATTCAAGGTGTGGCATTGCTACAAGGTGTCAAGGAACACAATCCTAAACCTGTGTATGTGCCATATCCTGATCTAAGAAATATCAAGATTGTTGAATGAAGTGGTTTAGTTTTTCAAGACGCAATCTTGTGCATTATGGTGCATTGCACATGGCACAATGGTATCTTGATAACCCTGGTCCTAGAGTAGAACAAGATTTAGCAACCAGCGGAATGTCACGAGCCGACTTGCACGGCAAAAAACTCATAGTAGATTTTAGAGCCGAAGGCCAGTGTGACAAAGTGATCGGCAATCTAATTACGTATTTGCAAACACTACCAGTTGAAGATATCCTGGTGGTATTCAACGCTGTGGTTGACGTTGATGGCCTTTCGTACAAAGCACTGTCGCAACCTACTTTTCTAACAAATTTTGCCGGTTGGTTTGATCGTCTTGATGCGTCTGGTGCCGCTACTGGCATTGACACAAAGTTTTTGTGTTTGATTCGTAGGCCCAGTATAAGTCGTGCTAGACTTGCTGCTGGGTTGACGGACATCTCTAGTGTCAGACTCAGCTTTGGTAGCATGGGTGCCAATAACATTACCAACGAATACCGAGAAATTATACCAAGAGAATTGCCGCTGTTGTTGGATGGGATTGTGGAACGATCAACTGGGCTAGAACATGACCAAACCAACAGCATGTTCAAAACCTGCATGTTCAATATTGTTGCAGAGTCTGGCAGTCAGTCTGATGTTGGCGTGTGGCGCAGTCATTTTATCAGTGAAAAAACATTCAAGGCATTTGGCTTGAGACAAATTCCAATTTGGTTTGCAGTTCCTGGTCTGGTTGCTGAAGTGCGTAAACTGGGGTTTGATGTGTTTGATGACATTGTCACACACAGTTATGACAACATCACAGATGAAGATCAGAGATTACATGCTGTGCTGAAAGAAATACACAGGCTAGATCAATTGACTGTGGGACAATGTTGTGAGTTAAAACAACAGTTGTCCACACGCATTGAAAACAACTATAATCTGTTGAGAGAATATGCACGAGACGTAGATGCTTGGTACAGCCGCGTGGAAACAGAGTTTGATAAGAATGATTCATAGACTTGCTATTTTAGGAGACAGTTGGGCATATGGTGCAGAACTTGAGCCAGGCGAAAAATCATTTGGCCAGATCATTGGTGACCGTTTGAATGTGACCAGTGTGGATAATGTTGCAGTACCTGGATCCAGCATTCCTCACACAGTGTTGCAACTCAAAGGCTTTTTAGACAAGTACCGCACTGAAAGAGAAAATCCAGACAATAGGTACACTGTATTGGTGTTTTTGACTTCTCAACAACGTCACATGACCTGGCATGATCGGCTGGTACATTTGCAACCCAACGGAGTGGCTGTGCCCAATGCCAATCCCACAGAACACAATCTAAACGAATTGTATTACAAGTATTTTTCTAGCGATGCCGCACACGATTATGCTGTGAACACTGCTATCTTGACTGTGCAAGGAATTTGCAGAGAAGCCAGGGTAAATGCACTATTTGTTGCTGGCTGGCAAAAGATAAAATTTTGGTCTGAAGTAGACACTAGATACATGTATGAGAATGGCAAGGTAACTTGTGCTGACATACTGGGAGTGAAATTTACCAGTATGGAACGAGGACATGAATTGTTTAGCAGTAGTGGTGGCCATCCCAATCAACTGGGCCATCAAGTTATAGCAGATAGGTTAATTAGATGGGTCACAAATCAATTAATCTATTGACAAGTCAATCTAAATAGTTTACAATTAACACATAGACATCCACGTCTTATAACTCGGAGAATAACAATTGGAAAAAAATCTATCACAAGTCCTTCGCGAACGCATGAAGGCAGACGGCAAGAGATTCTGGGCTGGTGACAACATCAGTGATTATGTTGCTGAGTCAGATCGTGAACATTTGATTATGGAGGCCACTCAAGCATTTGAACAAGTTCTCGATACACTACTAATTGACAGGGAAAATGATCCTAACTCACAAGGCACGGCGCAACGCCTTGCAAAAATGTACTTCAATGAAATTATGGCTGGTCGCTATGAGACGAGCCCTAATGCTACGGCTTTCCCAAACGATACGGACGGAGCATACGAAGGTATGCTTGTGGTGCGTTCAGAGCTTAAGAGCATGTGTTCGCATCATCACCAGCCTGTTACGGGTGTGGCTTATATTGGAATCATTGCTGGCCCCAAACTTATTGGTCTATCCAAGTATACCAGGATTGCGCAATGGTGTGCCCGTCGAGGCACTCTCCAAGAAGAGCTATGTATGGATATTGCTCGCGAAATTGAATTCGCGACCGGGTCCAAGGATGTTGCAGTTTATATACAAGCTACCCATGGTTGTTGTGAGAATCGCGGTATCATGGCTCACTCTAGTCTCACCCAAACAACAGTTTTACACGGTGCGTTTAAATCAGACCAAAGTGTAAAAAAAGAATTCTTTGACAACATCAAACTACAACAGGACTTTGCACCACGATGATATTTTTTCATGCATTACGAGATGATCTGATGGTTCAACAACAAATCTCTAACTCATGGGAACACATGGTTGGAGTGATCATGTTGAATCAAACAGGCCGCAAATCTGTAAAAACAACCTTGCCAGAATTTTTATACTGGTTCCCAACGCCGGAAGCATTGATCGCAGCCGATGAAGATTTTGTAAAAAGCATTATTGCACCATTAGGTATGGCTAATGTAAGATACACCAGATTGAAAAAAATGAGTCAAGACTACATGACTTGGAATGGTGATGATGCTACCGATTTGTACGGCATTGGCAAATACGGCAGTGATAGTTATGAAATTTTTTTCAAGAAGAACTATACTGTAGAACCCAATGACAAAGAACTCAAACGATATCTCAAAGAGGAAGTTTGCGTATGATAATTATTACTAATTATACTGGCAACATTCAATTTCCAGTTGAAGAAGGATTGTTGGAATGGTTGCAAGCGAACTATCCCTACTCACAATACCATTTGGAGGAGATCTAAATGGCCGGACGAAAACCAATGGTGTCCAAAGCAGAACTATTAGCTCTTGAAGAGTTAAAACTGGAATTTGAAGCACTAACTACATTTACTACAGAGGAAAATCAAATGGCAAAATCAAAAGCAAAAACAAAGACTGAAGGGTCTGTAAAAAAACTCAGCGACAAGCTGGTCAAAGTTAACGAAAACTTTAGCATCAACATGTATGACAATGGCTACATGATTGAAGTAAGCGGTAGGGACGATGAAGACAACTGGAAAACTTCCAAGATCATCGTTGACACTGTAGACGAACTGTTGGTGTTGGTTCGTGAAGCAACTGAAATTGAAAGGGCAGAATAATGGCTAAGAAAATCACTCCTTATGAACAAGCGCCTTATCAACAAGGCTATGAGCAGGCCAAGGCCGGCGAAAAATGCCTCAACCCCTATTTGAAACTGGAAGATGCCGAAGCAGATGCTGACGACTTCCAACGTGGATATGACAATGCTATTGAGGCCTTGGATCAAGAGTGATTAGATATCTGAATCTGCCTAAAATTCCAGTTGAGATTTTAGACAGCCTCAATTACAATTTTGATCAATACTCGTTTAAGGCCAACTATCTTAACGGTGCTTACAAGTGGTCAGACGATTTTACCCAACAGATAGATACATGGTGCAAGCAAAATATTTGTGACACTATGCATTGGGGATTTCAGTTTATGAACAACGATATCATTGCACACAAAGATGTTGGTACTGAAGTAAAATTAACGTATTTGATTGACGCTGGTGGAAGCAATGTTAGGACCAATTTTTTTGAAGATGATAAAACTACCATAACACACAGTTTTGTTATTCCAACACATCAATGGCACATATTGCATGCCAGCAGATATCATAGTGTAGAAGGCATAGAATCTGGACATACTAGATTCAGCTTGACTGGAAGAGTTTTTCCGTTACCAATTGAATGAAAACTATTATGACTGATTTAGAAATTGCATATCAACAAGATATTGCACCCTGGGACGACCGTGTGACAGAACTGTCAGACTATCACGTGGCTGTGTTTCGTGATCGTTATCCTGTCACACCCGGTCATTTGTTGTTTGTGCCACAGTACAATAACGATGCGGTAATCATGGACTGTTTTGAATCAGCCATGCTGCATGGTCGCAGAATGGTTGTCAATGGCGAATGTGATGCATTTAATATCGGCATCAACATGGGTCGTGAAGCAGGTCAAACTGTGATGTATCCACATGTGCATTTGATTCCACGCCGAGCAGGTGACTGTGCTGACCCAGTGGGCGGAGTACGTGGGGTTATTATTGGACAAGCTAACTACAAAACAGGTAGTTACCAAAAACCATAATTAACATGCAAAAAAAAATTATATACAAAAAAAAGTATATTTCATTGAGCGTTGTCAATGATATAAAATCATACTATGAAAAAATAAATGATTCATTGTTAGACTCAGCTGGACCTTATCCTAATCCAAAATCTAAACTGGGATGGGCAAGTTGTTGGGATCGTCAGTTGCACTATGAACTGCCCCGAAGTCCTATTCATAAAATAGTCAACCAGTTAAAAACAGACTTTGGTGAGTTTATCATCCACGATTCCAGTATCCGATATTTGTCAGCACCAATTTTGCCACATAGCGACATTAGAGGAGTCGATTGGCTCAAAGAAAATAAAAGCAAAGGTTTCAAAGAAGGTCTTACTTTTTTAATTCCTTTGTGGTGGAAAGACGGTCATACTCCTGGTACTGCATTTTATAGTTGTCCAGCCAATTTGAATGAACCATTATATACAGATATGCCAAACATCTTGCCAGCGTATTCTGACCAATACACTGAAGAAGCAAGAAATTTCAGTGTAAGAAAAATCATAAAATGGGAGTCACCTGGTGATCTAATTGCGTTTGAAAGTTTCCAATGGCACGGATCGTGCCAATGGGGCGATGTCACATATGATCGAGAAACTTGGTCTAAAGAGTTTCTTTCAATAGAAACCTGGCGTGAACCTTAACCTCTGTTGATATTTAATATAAGTATTTCTCTAAGCGGCCTGTCCGGCATCATCCCGCTATACAAACTCTGCTGCCTATGCTATAATACATAGGAGGACAATATGGCAACAAATCAACCAGTACAATACAAGTACACCAGCACCAAAGAGTATCATGATGCTTTTCCCTGCGCATACCGTCAATGGCGTGCCGACAGCCACTGCAATCTAATTCACGGTTACTCATTCTCAATGAAGTTCTACTTTGGCACAGACAACCTGGATGTGCGTAACTGGGCCGCTGACTATGGCGGTCTCAAAGAACTTAAAAAGACATTAGAAGATCAATTTGATCATACCTTGCTGGTGTCTGCAGATGATCCAGAGCTGGCGACATACAAGCTCTTGCAAGAGAAAAAAATGGCCAAACTCACAATCCTGCCACGCTTAGGGTGTGAAGGCTTGGCAGACATGCTGTACAAGTATGTGAACGGTGTTTACATTCCGGACCTGTGGGGACCGGGTGAAGCAGAGCGTCTCTGGTGCTATCGTGTGGAAGTGCGCGAAACACAGAGC